GTGACCCCGTAATGAGCCACGGATAGTAGGGATCGTGCGACCGATGCCCCCCGGCGTTAGGGCCATTACCACCTGATAGATACACCGCTCCTGATGAATTGTTGACGTTGGTCCCCACCCCGCCAGGAGGTGCCAGCATATCGTGTGTCAGACCTGTCAAGCTGATGCTCATAGTCGGGAATGGCGCACCGAGCGTAGCATACGACGCCCCGGCACCATCTGGGCCGTTGTTCAATGCCGGGATGCGACCAGTGCTCTCATTGAGTAATCCGATCCACGCCCAATGCATCTTTCCGAGCCCAGCGGCGCGGGCTTGATTCCAACTGTTTTCGTCTTGTCGCAGCCAAGCGGTAGTTGCATAAGTGGGCAACGGTCCCTGTTGCGCCGTTGTCCCGGCGTTTCCGATAATGTTTCCATTTCCAATCGCTGCGCCGGGACGGTAGAGATCGGTATCGCCACCAGCGCCGCCGCCTCCGCTTACGGTAAAGGCATCAGCAGTGATGTCCAGATCATATGGCGGAATCAGCCCGGCCGCTTGCCAATAAGTACGCTCGGCTGTGGTCAACTGTGACCGCAATTCGGGGCGGGTCACTGTCCAATTTGGATTGGCTGCGTCATCTGCCGCAGAATACCAGCCCTGACGATAAGCCTGACATATTCTTCGCGTCACCGTGAGCGTGCCTGATCCGGTCGCGGTTATGTCGGCTTGCGGGTCAAACCCGGTCGCTTGCACACCTGTCGCTCCGTTAATGTCAGGCCAGAAGCGGTAAGCCGATCCGGTAATTGGCCTGATCCAATAAGGCTTGTTTGCGATCAGCCCAGTCGGCAACGTTCCGGAAGACGACACCGACACGCATTCCCCTTCCGTGAAGGGCGTAGACCCCAGATCCACCGTGTCGTTTGCGATGCTGATGTTGGTCCCGTTTTGGGTTACGTTGACCGGGGCGCCCCAATTACGAACTGTAGAGCCGCCGTCCTTCAGCGTCGCGAAATACGAAGTCGCATCCAGCCCGACTACATTGAGCCAGGGCTGCATTATAAATGGCATATAAGAAATGCCGTAGACGCTCCCCGAATCGGTCGGGTCTGTGTAGACATCGACGTACCAGCGATTCCACAGATGCGCCGTGTCTTCGCCGGCAACCCGCGTGATCGTGGCTCCACCTGAATGCGCCGCAGCCGTCGAGCCACCCGCACCGCGCGTCAGAAGGTTCAGCGTCGTGCCGTTCGTTACGGATACGAGCACATACTCGCTGTCGATCTTGACCATCTCGGTGCCGCTCGCAGCAAACGCCGCCGTTGAGCCGACTGTCACGTTGCCTGTCGTGCCGCTGGTCAGCGCTCCGGTTACTGTCGTGGTCGATGGCGTGTTATCGATTGCCGCTCCGTGAACCACAAGCCCGCGACGAACCGGCCCTGTAGCGACTACCTGGACGATGCCGTCAGCGATCAGCGTATTGAGCGAGGCGGTGAACGAGCCGCTCCCGAGAACGCCGTCCTCGTAGTGGCAGATGCCATCATTCGGCACTGTCGTGTACGTATAAGCGCACGGCCGCACGTCCGTGTATTCGATCTCGAAATCGTGCGATCCAGTGATATCCGCCGTCGTGCGGTTGTCGGTTCCTGGCGTGTATGCGCTCGATCGGCGATACCATTTTACCTGCTCAGTGCCGCCGGCAGAGATCGATGGCATGAACCTTGAGACGGAAGCGTGCCGGCACGAGCCGTCGTCCCATGTCGATACATCGTCAAGCTGGAATGCCCGCTCGGTGCCGTCCGCGTCTTTCGGAACCGGGTGATTGGCTGTCAGGCAATCCGGCACCTCGCCGCGCTTCCAGACCATGCCGAATGTGTGCGGCACGATACCGCTGGCTGATCCAGAATCGTTTGTGATGGTTGTGGTTGCACCAGCCAACAGGACATCGCCGCCGCCGCCGCTATGCCCGCCGCGCTGGAACGGCGGTTTTGTGGATGCCGGGACAGCAGCGAGCATCGCTACGCAAGTCAAGCCGGTAAGCAGCGCGCGACGAGTGATCTTATTCACAAACAACACTCGTGTCTCCCGTTGCGTTAATGATGACCCCGGTGATGTATGGTATTCCATCGAGGAACAGCACGGTTTTATTCGTCAGAGAACCACCATCAGGGGTCACGTCGCACGAAGTTGGAACCAAACCGCCCTGCATCCGGCGGAACGCGATATCCGTCGTCATCGTCGATTGCGCGCCGGCATTGGGGCCGGTTGGCTTTGTGATGTACTGCCGGATCGTCGCGCCTGAAAGATGCGCCTTGCCCGTCGTGTTGAGTCGGCCGCGAGCATTAATATCAACCGTATCGCCAGAGACGCTGGCGACGTTAATGATCTCAGCGTCAGCGGTTCCTTCGTCGATAACGAAATAAAAATTCACCGAACTGGCAAATGTCACTGTAGAAAACGCGGCGCCGCTCGCGACGGTGAAGGTTCCTGTTGTGCTTTCGTCTATGCCGGAAGTGAGCGTCGTCGTCGGGGAAGTTGGCGACAGCCCCATCCAAGCATTACCAACCGTGAATTCGAAAGCGCTTGCCGTGTCTGCTGTTATGGTCCAGGTGAACCCGGCATTGACGCAGCCCTGTGGATCGCCATCATAGATGTTCGCCGAGTCGCGTGTTGCGGTTCCGGGGTCGTCATCGATCGAGCTGTTTGAGAAAGCTGGATAGGCAAGATCGAGCTGGAACTGCGACTTGCTGTAAGCGACGCCGACCATCGCCCCCGATCCGTCCCGATCGATCGGACCCATAGTCGATGGGTTATCGTGATTTGCCATAGACCAACAAAAAGCGTGGCCGCGCCGCGCGTCCTGAAAAGCGTCTTTTGCCGTGATCTGCGATTGCCAATTCGAGTGTTGGTCGTCTTTGCCGATGGCCCATATCGAGACAGGGAGATCGGTGCCTGGATCGGATGCAATAAAGGTCGGCAAGTCGGCATAGCCGCCAGTGCCGCCGAATGTCGTGCCGTCGTCCATCAGAACGCTAGATGCCGTCGTGCCAAGGGTGGATGGAGCTGCCGCGACCGTCGCCTTGAACGGCATCGTCGCCGCCCAGGTAAGCCCCGCCCAACCAGCGCTGTTGCGCAGATCCATCCGCCATATTGGATATGTCCACCACCCGGCGGACACCCGCACGACGCCCGGATCAAATGTGCGGATACTGTCTATCGCGGCCCACGCACCCATTGATTGACCGACATGGTGAACTTGATTGGCATCCAGGCCGTAGTGATCGATTGTCCAGGCCAGCAGCCGCTCGTTGCGTTTTGCGGTCCCGCGATACAATCTGTTCGCCGAGCCGACTAATGCATTAGGTGTCATACCTAACCCCTGGTGGAACGTCTCGATCGTGCCGTCCGCATCCAACGGGTCGTACACGCTGTCTCTGATGCGAATAACCAGCGGGCCGCTCAGGCTTAAGAAGGTGCCGGTTCCACCAACACCGTCTTCAGTCACGCCGAACATCGACTTCGTGCCGTCCTGCCAGCCCTCGGCGGGTATGCCAAAGCTCTCCCAAATATCGCCACGGGTGCAACTCACGGTCCCAGCACAACTACCGGGAGATGTGGATGCGTGCGCGACCCAGATAAGCGGCTTGCCTGCGGGGCTTGTTACTCTGCCGGCCGCCTCTGCTTGATCCGCCGACGCGACAGCCAGGATCGGTTGTGGTGTCGCGACGCTCTCGGAGATCGGGCCGGCTGAACCGATGTAGCTCAGGCTGCCGTCACTCGTATCGGTCGAGACAACCGCGTAATAGGCATTTGCGGTGCCGAGCGCGGTATAGACTTGCATCCCGGTAAAGGCATCGAGCATTGCGCCGGCATCGGTCAATTTCGACCGGGGTCGCGTGCCGTTCTGCCGATAGGTCTGGAGGTAGGGATTTTCTGTGCTGGCGGCCGGATCGCCGCCGGCAAGCTGTGCCGAGTTGTTTGGGATATAACTCGCGATCAGCGTTGCGCTGGTGTAGTTGCCCGACGTGATCGGAGATGTCGAGCGGTAGACACGGTAGCGTGTACTGGCGCCTCCTGCGCCATCCGTTCCGACATCATCCCATGTGACAATGGTCTGCCCGTCCTGGTACTGAGCACACAGCGTCGGGACAGAGGGATCGCACGCTTGTGCCGACCCGCTGCCGCCGCCGCTATGTCCACCGCGCTGGAACGGTGGTTTCGCATGGGCGACAGCAACGGCGACGCCGATAACCGCCGCTGTCGCAAGGAATCGTTTCATCGCCATTCCGGCATCACTTGTTAGCTAGGTAGCTTATTGCGGGAGCGGATGTCGTAGCCGGGTTGGTGCTGTCTGGATCATCGGCCGTCTGGACCCTATCGTTGTCGTTTACGGCAACTGACATCGCGCATTCTACCTCGGTTGCGTCTTCATCTAGCTGACACGTAGCTACCTGAACACCGTTGACTCTTGTGCGGTAGATACGATGCTTGCCTGATGCGGCTGCGCCGGGCGCTTGCTGGATCTTTATCCGTATTTTTGTCAGTGTCATCGCGCCAACGATGGTCTCGGCGTCAGCCGGCGTTGCGCTACCTGCCAATCCCCCACCCGTCAACGGATAATAAGTAATCGCTGTTGATGAGTTAACAGTGCCTAGGTTATCTTTCATAAAGATGAAAGATCCCGTTGTCGTTGGGCGGAAACGTGCCCCAAAAGTCGCCGTCGCGGATGCCGGCACGTTTACATCGTGTGGATTTGCTTCAAATTGTATGTCATCGCCGGCCACAACTGTAAACGAGTTGACCAGATCAGAATTGTCTGTTGCGGCTCCCGTTATTGTCGTTGTCAAGGCAGTTGTTGCGGCCCCCTTATCTACCGTGTAGGCGTAGCTTGCCGACCCGCCGGGCGCGTTCGACTTGACGTAGAACTTGTCTATTGTTCCGCCATCCGGAAGCGCGTTGATCCGGCGGTTCGCTGGCGTGTTAACGGTCGCGTTCGAGAATGGGGTAACGGCTTGCGTCACTGTAGTCGAGTATGTCACACCTTGCGCCGGAATAATCGTGTCTCCCGCTGTCGTTGGAACAAATGTTAGGGCAATGGTCATTAACGAATTAGTTGGTCCGCTAACCGGCTTGGTTATCAGAGTCCCGCGCTGTCCGGCGGTTATGGCAAGACTCAGCCCCTCAGCCTCGCAACCATTGGCGGCGTTGGTTATTTGACACGTAACCGCCGTGTCTACCCCGTTGATGCGCAAGACAATATCCCAGGTATTACCAGCGCCGGGGAGGGTCATAGCGTATGCGCGAATAGCCGTGATCTGCCCCGCCACGGGAAAAATCATGGACTCAAACTCGGTGCCGGAGGCGGTCGCCGAATATCCCACTGGCAAGAACCTATCAGCCGCTCCGGACACTAGCGATGAGCTGGTGGTGACAAGCTCCTGCCCGCCGGTTACTGCCGGCGCGGCGAATCGATAGGAATTGATGAGCACATTGGCGGACGCCTGTCCCGCAAGCGCACAAGCCAGCGCGAAGGCAACCGCAAGGCTGGCGGTTCTCAACAACATTTCTGCCCTCCTATTATGCGCAAGTTCCGATTATCAGAACTTTCAGCCCCCGTGCGCCTGTACCAGCCGCGTCGATGTCCATCGTGATTTCGGCATCGTCCGCTATGGCGCTGTCGGAAATGACGGCAGGAGTCGCTGCCGTCGTGCTGGTCTTTTCACTGGCGTCAATGCTGAGCTTTGTGGAAATTATCGATGATCCCGCCTCGTTGATATCGACAGTCACGAGGCCAGAGCTGCTGATTGTCGCGAGGCTTGAGCGCACTGCGGTAACGGTTAGGGCACACGGCGAGCGAAAAGTTACCTTTGCCGTTCCCGTTGTTAGATTTGTCGTTTCGTCCGACAGCGCGACCTGGATGCGCTCGATCGCCGGGTCGAGGTTCGAGGCAACTGCGGCACGAAAGTTAGAGCCGTCTCCCGATACGAACGCTTTCTTCCCCTTGGACAACCGTAGGGTCGCAGCGAGATCGATCGTCTCGGCACCGTTTGGATCGATCGTGCAGCTAAGGGCGTCGCACTCGATGTAGACGCCAAAGCCGTTGCCAAGCGTCGCGGCAGCCGTCAGAGGTATTGTCACCGCGCCAGCATTGGTTAGGCGAACGGTTTCATTCGCGTCGCCGGCAACGATCGTGCGGCTCGTGGTGGAGTCCGTGTTTACAGTCTCCGAAAGAGACAGCGTGCCAGAGGTCATCGCAAGACCGCTGCCGAGCGTTACCTCGTTAAAGGCACCGGCATTGTCATAAATTATGCTGCCGTCCGTGACGCCAGAAAGATCGGCACCGCTGGGCGTTGCCCACGTCCCGTCGCCTCGCCAGAACGTGCTGCTAGACGCGCTCGTGCCGCTGTTTAGGTTGGCAACCGGGAGGTTGCCTGTTACGCCGGTTGAAAGGGGCAACCCGGTTGCGTTGGTTAGTACGCCGCTTGCAGGAGTACCGAGAGCCGGCGTCACGAGTGTGGGCGAAGTGCCGAAGACAAGTGCGCCTGTCCCCGTTTCCCCGGTGACGGCCGCCGCCAAGTTTGCCGTCGATGGCGTCCCCAGGAATGTCCCCACGCCAGTGCCAAGGCCCGAAACGCCTGTCGTTATCGGAAGACCTGTGGCATTGGTCAGCACCAGTGCAGACGGTGTTCCCAGGTCTGGGGTCGTCAATGTTGGGCTAGTGCCGAAAACCAGCGCTCCCGATCCCGTCTCTCCAGTGACGGCGGACGCCAAATTCACGCTAGACGGGGTGCCAAGCCATGTGTCAACCGCCGTGCCCAAGCCGGTCAGCCCCGCGATCGGGAGACCTGTGGCATTGGTCAATGTTAGTGCGGACGGTGTTCCTAGAGCCGGTGTAACCAGCGTCGGCGAAGTCCCAAACACCAATGCCCCAGAGCCGGTTTCATTGGTCACGGCTGCCGCGACGTTCGCACTCGTCGGAGTCGCGAGCATTGTGGCGATGCCGGTGGCCGGCGTGATTGCGCCAAAATTACCGCCGCCCGCATTAGTCTGGAGATCGTTGGTACTGCCGGCAGGCGTACCGCCGCCCCCGCCTGCTCCACAAGCCGACCCCGTACCGGAGACCGCGCCCGTGGTATCAACCTGCAAGCACTGCGTCGATCCAGTGATGTAGTCGAGAATAAGATCGGCCTCAGCTCTCGGCGAGAAGGCAAGCGTCGTCAGCGCCAGCGCAACCGCGCTCGCGTAATTAAATGCTCTCATTTTAATCTCCGATGACGACGTTGCCGACTGCGGACACCCGCACCGTTCCGGTGGCTGAAATGACAATGTTTCCGATAGAGGGAGGCGGTGGGGGTGGATTGCCTGTGCCGCCGCCTTTGCCCCGCGATTCACTGGCGCCGAAGCTAAAACCGAAGCCTTGCGCAAGCGCTGGGCCGGTGAGCAGAGACAGCACGAAGATAATCGCGAGAGGAATTTTCATTGCGTTATCTCAAGGCGGTTACGTGCGTACACGTTGTGCCCGTAGCGAGTAGCCGCTTTATCGAATAAGGATAGGACAAGCCGGGCTGCACGTTAGGGAGCGTGACCGCGCCGGTAGTCAACGAGTCCGCCGAGAAAACCACCGCGATATTGCACGCCGCCGCGTCGCCAATGTGCAGCCCGCGCGTCGCGGTGATCGTGGTCGAATCCCCCGGTGTCAGCAGCGTGGCTGATCGCCCCTGGTTAAGAGTTGCCTGACCACTCGGCGCCGGCTGCGCCAGAGCAGGAACGACGGCAAGCGCCGCGCACAAAAAAACCGCCAGAAAGGCGGCCTCGCGAGCTACGCGAGCTGTACGATTAAGCATGGTGGTGTCCTTGTTGCTGCGAGCGCAAAACCCAACTTAGTCAGGAGTTATTTGGATTCGGATAGCCGTGACAAACGACGCTCCCAAGCCGGCCCCGCTTGAGATCACCATCAGGTTCGATCCGCAGCGTGTGCGGGCAATGCTGCGAAACCTTCGATCCTTAGCGCTCACGGTCGCGGCCGCTGGTGGCGCTGTTATCTACGCGCTGCGTCTGCCGCTACTATTCTTGGCGACACTCGCTTTCGCGGCCGTCTTGGCAGGCGTAACAGGCTCAGGAAGATCCCTCGGCTTATTCGCTGCCGTGTGGCTGATCTACGGTGTATTTTGGCTTAAAGCTAGGTACTCGCCGCTGATCCGCGACTAGCGCGTGCCGACTGACCGTTGAACCCCTTCCTCAGCGGCGTCGAACAGGTGCCGAAAACCAATCGTGTTTTGTAAAGGCAGTATGCGTCGAGCGGCGTTTATATCACCTTCGGTAGGATCACCCGTTGCCGCGCCACGAACAGCGCGACCAGCATCCTCGATTAACCCGCCCGTGGGGCCAGTGACAGCGCCGAGCACGCCGCGACTCGAATAGCGCGATGTCGGCGCTTCTCCGATAAAGCGCTGCAACCCGACTGCGCCGCCAGTAGCTTTTTCCATCGTATTGTGCGCGTCGAACAGCCATCCGGTAAGGCCCGAGCGATCGACGCCCTCGCGCAGCCATTGCGCCATCCCGTCCGCCGTCGTCGGGTCGGGCAGATCCTTCTTATTTGGATTGTCGTTGAGCTGGTGCTTGACGTAATACGTCATCATCCCGAGCGCTGTCATCAACAGCACACCGTTTAGCGTCGCCATGTCGCGACGCTGTAACCCACTCAGCAGCACTCGCTGCGTCGATGACATCGCAAAACCCTTGAACTGCCCAAGCAGCCTGCCGGTATTGCCCCAGGCGCCGGACATGATGAGCGGGCGCTCCATACCCGGCGTGACGATGATCTCGTCCACCTCTTTGGCAAGCGCCCCACGAAACGCATCTACTGCCGCTTGGTCGTCCCATGCTGCTGTATTTGCCCACCAAACGCCGCCATCGGTTTTCTCGCCGTGCGCCTTAAACTGAGCCGTGATGCGCTCGGCCTCGTCTTGTCCGATTCCCAGGCGAGCAAGCCGGGTTGTCTCGGCCTTTGAGACGCCGCTGCCGGCAGCCAGTTTCTCAACCGCTTGCAATGTGCGGGTCTGCGAAACGACACCAGCAAACTGCTTCATGGCGCTATTCCACGGCGCCATTAGGGTGGCTAACCCGAACTTACGCGACATGCCTTGTAGACCGCGCTCGTATTTCGACCAGCGCCCGTAATCATCGAGCATGTCGGCCATCGCCATTGCCCGCGTGTCGAGCACCATGTCAAGCGCGGTGCCGGCGAGCTGCGTCTCCTTTCCTGCTAAACGAAACTTCTTAAAGTTGCTTAGCATCGGCGCGAGCCCGTCGCGCGCAACTCGCGAGATGCCGTGAACCATGACGGCACGGCCAACATCGGAAAACGCCGAGATCGTCATGCCGCCAAGCAGACGCAGATAATTCAAATCACGAATTACGTGGTACGCGCGGTTAGCCAAGCCGTTTGGATTGTCGGGCAGACCATAGGTGCCACGGAGACGATCACGCACAGCGGCAATGTCGCGAATGTCGGCGCGCATCTGGGCATCGAGCTTCTTTAACTCAGCCTCACTCTTGCCTTGACGCAGTATTTCGTAATCAGAAAGGATCTTCTTGATCTGATCTTCCATATCAACCCGGCCGAACTTCTCGGTCAGGGTCACGTCGGAGGCCATCGTGCGGTTATAGAGACGCGCGATCACGCGCACGTCGCTCTCAAGAATGTCCTCGATCATCTCGTCGGGGATTTTGAACGCGCGATGCGCTAGCGGACCACGAGGCGGCGGTCCATCACTCGGGCGCCCGCGAGGCGATGGCGTCTCGACATCGTAGGGTAGTCGGCCGATCGGCGTGCTAAGGATGCGATCGATAATCTGCTTCGCGATATCATTAAGGTCTTCTTCTTCCTGGCGAGTGTTCGCTCTCGCAATTGCCCGAGCCGCCTTCGACACCGGCTTGTCGGCCTCCTTTAGTCGGCCCTTACCCGGTTCACGAGTCGCTTCTTTCTCCGCACGGCGCTTCAGAGCGCTCTTGGCCTTCATGCTGGTGTTGCCTTCCCAGCTCGAAACAAGATCCTCGATTTCGGCGCGGATCGCCTCCAGCCGGGCCTGATCCTTATCAAGCCGCCCACCGATCTCGTCTATAATACCCTCAGTGCCGCTTGCCTGATCGGATAGCGTATTGATACGCCCGCGAATGCGGCTTTCAAACACGGCGCCGCCACGAGCAGCCCCGCCCTTGCGGCGCATCTCCTCTTTGAGATCGCCGCGTAGGCGCCGAAGCTCGCGACGGTATGGCCGGATAAGTTTCCCGATTTCAGTCCGAGCTTGCACTAATCCGGCGCGTTCCTCGGGGGAGAGGCCGCTCCCTTCGCGAGCAAGCCGCTGCACGGCCTTTACGAAATCATCGCCGCCGGCAATAACGTCTACCAGAGTTTCCCCGTCGCGCAGGCCCGCCAGGGCGTCTTCCGCGACCGCTCGCTGCTGTGGTGTAAACCGAGCCTCGATATTCCTAATACTCGCGCGAATCTGGTCTATCGGTTGCGTCATCGCAGCTGAACGCTTGAACGCAAAGGCGTTCAGCCGAGAGACTTCTTCGCGCCGGATCTCCTGTTCACGCAACTTACGCGAGCGCAATTCTATTTTCGCTTCCCGCTTACGCACCCTGCCGGAAAGCTCCTTCTGCTCCGTGATTAGGTCAGAGACCTTGCCTCGGATCGTGTCTTTCTTCGCCTGCTCGTCGGCCAGCCATCCCGCAAATCTTTGGGTAATCTCAGGACGCTTTGCGATGATCCTCTCGTTATTGTAGACCCGCATAAAATACGACAGGGCAGTATCGGTCGACACGTCCTCATCAAGGAGCCCGGCCTTGATCGCCCGCTCTTTCCACGGATCGAACACCCGATCACGCATCAGCTTAGCTGCTTGCGCAACCTCGGGAACTTCATGTTGATCCTCGCGACGCATCGCGCGACCGACTTGTTCAGCAAACTCGTCATAGGACAGCTTGCCGGCACGATCGCGCACAAGATCACCGACAGCGAGCCGGGTCACGCTGCCAATGCCTCGATCCCCGCCGGTACGGTAGCGCACAAACAGATCGTCGAGTCCGCCCAACGCCTCCGCGAGCGGAGCACTCGCCTGCCGAAGGTCAGTCTCGACGGCGCGCGGCGATGGTATTCCTTCCTCGTTCTTTCGCAGCCCGACTGGCAGCTCGGCAAGCTCCTGTATCAGGTGGCGCGATTCCAATGATGGCGAGAACATCGGCCGCAAGTTTGGTGCGGTCTGCGCGAGCGCCCGTCCCATCCCGAGCGCACTTTGCAGGGTTTCCTGCTCAAGGGTTGTGTCACGAGCCGCCGCCGCGCCGGCCGATCCGCCACGAGCGGAAATGCCTGTTTCTAGCGCCTGTCGGCGAGCAATATCGTCCAGAGCTTGTAGCGATTCCGGTCCAAGCGTTATGTCAGGTGTCATGCTTTGCGCCGGTACGGGAGATGGGTTACGTTGAACATCTTCCCCGTTCTTCTTTAAGACCTCAATGCGCGCCTCGTCAAAAATGACGTAATTACGTGTACCCGATTTAGCGGCGCGAGATTCTTCATCAAAAAATCGCAAACCGTGCAATCCGGCACGAGCCAAGGCTTCTGACGCTTCCTGAAACCCCCCGCGCCCTCCCCGATTAAGTCCTCGGCGCAACGCCCAATAAACATCTTCTCCCGTGGAATTAGGATCGAGAGCGCGCTCTCGGCTCCACGCTCTCCCGAAAGAATCACGAAATCCCCATTTGGGGATGGAATCCACGGCTTTGGCAACAGCCGCCTGTACTGCGGGTGATTGCTGCCCTAAAGGTAATTCCAAATCCATAATATCCGCAACGTGCAGATTCACCTCATATAAAGAGCCACCATCTCTATAGGTAGATGCAACATCGGGTGATTCTGCAAAGTACATACCATAACCGTATGTTTGATTCCCTTCTCCAGTGCCAATCAGAGCTTTGCGGAATTTGGTCACATCGTGACGCGATCCGTGATACGCGGTTATCGGAGCCGCCACCCGTTCCTGCGGCTCGGGAAAATCTCCCCGATTAAGGTACGATCGCAGAACCCCCCCTGATGGTGCAGCGCTTGGTTGCGTAACGGAAGCATCCTCGTCCACGTAGCCGCGTTCAATCGCGCCAAGCTCGCGCCCATAGTCTTCACTCTCACGCATCACGCGGCTGGAAAATTCTTCCAACCCACGCGCCACGCCCTGCGCCACAGGACGGCTCAGTGCCCCGATAGCGCCACCTAGTGCGCCGCCGATGACGGTCGATGCAGCCACGTTTACCGCGCTCTCGCTCCACGGGCGCGTTACTTGTGTCGCCTGAAGTCCGGCTTCCTGCGCAGCGGTGCCGACGGCCGACGCAGCTCCGATCCGTGCGGCGCCTGCCAACGCTCGACCAGTGCGCGTCACGGCCATGAATTGCCCGCCAACAGGAATTACCGTCGTCGGGTCTAGTAATGTTGCCGCGCCAGAAGCAAGCAATCCCATGACGCCGCCATTGGCCTGTATGTCAGCGCGGCGACGCTCAGCGTCGATGCGAGCCTTCGTGGCAAGGACATCATCCTCGCTGTTGTCTCCAAGGAAGGCGCGCGCGTGATCTTCGTATCCGCGAATTCTCTCGCCATCCTGCCCAAACGGGTCAAAGCTCGGATCGAACGGCGCGCGGGCAGGCTGCGTCAGCGCTTCTGCCGCTGAGCCGACCACGTTATTGCGTAGCATTTCCGTGCCGAACAGCGTCGAGAACGGAGCTGCCGGGGCGCTGGTGGCAAGAGGCTCGGCTAGTTGCGGGACGAGACCAGACACCGGAACCTGATCATCGTCGGCCAGGATCGGCATCAGCGCGCCATCTCATCGCTCTGGATCAGCGGGCTTTGAGTGGGAGGAATCTCGCCCCGCCGCAATGCGCGCATCTCATCAAGCGTGCGCCGCCGCCCTTCCTGCCGACGCTTGTATTCCGCACTCGCTTCCCAGCTTGGTGCCCAGCGAAATTGACGATCCCAACTACCTTGTTGGTTTTTCAAGTACACTTCATATGCTGGGCGGCCATCTGGGGCTGGCTTGTCGCTCGGCGCTAAAAGCAGGCGATCCGGAGTAACGGGTTCAGCCGTCATCGCGTTTGCCGTGAGTTCACCGATAAGCTGCTCGTTCATCCAGTCAGCATTCTCATCTTCGGAAAGTGCCGGAACGCCGTAGAATTTCTCGGGAGAGAATTTAGAATAGCGCGCACCCTCGCCGCCGACCCGCGTGCGTCCCCAGACGCGGCTGATCGTGTCCATCGCCCGGCTGCGCGCAGCATCCAAATCGCCGGTTGCGATATACTCGCTCTTCGCCAACTCTCCGAACTCAGCCATCATCACTGGATCAACACTCGGGTCATGCCCCCATGTGTCTTTTTTGTCTTCAAGCCAACGGCGATCACTGCGCTCGCGGATTGTGCTGTCTTTGCCGCGCTCGTCGTCATAAGCCGCCTCGCGAGCCGCGCTCGTCGTTTTATCGACCTTTAGGCTCTCGACTGCGCGCTGCACCGCGATTTCTGGAGGCATGCCTTTGCGGTTGTTCGACAAGATTAACTCGCCGAAACGCATATCCTTTTCATCGCCGATTTCACCGACAAGCTGCGGATTGGCGACACGCAGTTGCTCGATCGCATTCGCTGCCATCAGCGCCTGTTCCGGCCGACCGGAATGCAACCCGCCCCGGATCATCTTTTGCAGCCCGTCCGGCACCAACCCATATCGAGCCGAGTATGCGATGGCGTTGGGGATCGCTTCTTCCGGCTTCCACGACGCCGATTCCTGGGCGTAATGCAGGTTAAGACCGAGCCGATCCTCCTTTGATTTCGGGTCCAGAGCCGGCCCGCCCGCGCCAGCCGAAGCGGCACGGTGCATCAGGCGGGAGACCTTAATCCGCTCCTCTTCCAGCTTAGCTTCGGCCTTGGCGCGTTGCTCCTGTATCCTGTCGAGCGTCATAATTCCCTGACGCTCCGCTTCTGGCGAGATATCTCCGACCCTACGTCGCTCTCTGATTTCCGCTTCCGTTATCTCCTCTCGGCTCGCCCGCAGGAGGATCTCGTTATTCGCCTCCGATTGCTCAAACTCAAACTGGCGCTTGCTTTTCTCGACCCGACCAATGGCGATATTCTTGATTTCTTCCGGAGCATCCGACGCTTGAATGCGATCGATCTGCCCCTTCCAATCGGGGCGAGCTGGGGCTTCAGAAAGAGCCCCCTCGTCCAGCGGTATCGGCGCTCCGCTTGCGGGAGCTGCGTCAATCTCTGCGGATAGCGCGGCGTCTGTTGTTTCGTCAATGCGAGACGCAACTTGCGTAGGCCGCCCTCCCCCCATTTTTCGAGCGGTCGATTGCCGCAATCCGCCAGCAGTCATCCGCGCAAGTTGCGGGTTAGCGTCGATCACGTTCTCTGAAAAGAGATCGCGCACTGGCGTATCCGGGGCCGCCCTTAACACCTTTTCGGCACCAGCCGGTCCTAAGAAATGCGCCAGATAGATTGCACCAGAATCTGTTGGGAGACCTTTCTCAGCCAGAAAGGATTTATTTTTTTCGGCATAAGCTGCCGTCATCCGGCGAGACAGGACGGGATTGTTTCGTAACGCCAACAATTCCGCGTCAGATTTCCCTGAAGCTACCTCGGGGGCTTCACCCTTGACCATTGACAGCCAAGTGGAATCTATAAATTGCCCCAATCCGGTGGCAGACGAACGAGGGTTTTTGGCATCGGCACGGCCAGCGCTCTCAATCCCGATAATCCGATCAACTAAATCGCCACCGCCCTGGGTCCGCTCGTACAAGCTGCGCCCAAGCTCCTGGTTAAGCTCTGGCCTGATGCCAGAACGTAGTCGGTTGAGCGTCGTCGGATCAAGGACGGGTGCAACTTCGTTGAGGAATTTGTCAGCTTCGGCTACACGGTTATTCGAACTCAGCCACGCGAACCGCTCGACCGCAATCTTCTCTTGAGACTTCCTGATGAGCGCATCGGTCTTGGTCTTGCCGTGGATTGGCTCCAGATTGGCAAGAAGCTGCCCGAGAGATTCGCCTGCCGCACGCTGATGCCCCGGATCGTCCGCGCGAGCGGCGAGCTGAATAAGATCATCCGCTTTTTGCAGTACGCCCGCTTCCCAACGATCTTGCCAAATCCCAAGCTGCTTGGTATCAGCTAGGGCTTGCGCCCGAGATGCGCGTTCTTGCGTTCGAGCGGCCCATAAGGTTCGCGCTTCCGGATCAGTGATCCCGGCCCCGGCGCGGCTGACAAACTCCGGTATTTGCTGCGTGAGCGCCGTCAGTTTTTCTGGGTCGGTTTCGTTCTTTGCGGCAGCTTCCCAACGAATGAAATTGCCGGTGGCGTCAGCATCGGCGAGCGCCATCTCGATTCGGCTCCGCTTCAGCTTCTCGCGCTCTGCCTCTCGATTCTGATCCGCTGCTATAGCAAACCCTGTCGCGCCGAGCCGTTGCGTCTCGCGCCCAGCATCGACCAGCGCCGCCGCAGCGGGGTCACTCGTCGGATACTGCGGCAACGGTGTCGTGCTGCGCGGGTCGTTAAACCCGAGATCGGCGAACGTCGGGATGCGCGCCATCTAATACAGGATATCCAAGAGGCCCAAGCCGCGATTACGGCGACGGGAGCGATACGGGTCGATCAACCCGGTGGGTGTAGCGGGCGTCTGATCCGCCTCAGCAAGATCGCTAAACGAGCCCGCCGTGTCGGACCCACCCATCGAACTAACGCCTCTCGCCAAGCTGCTGGCGCCTGAGAACAGTCCGGACATCGTTTGTATCGGTCGCGCTGCATCGATTCGATCGGCCTTGAACAGCTCCAGGTCAGCCTGTTGATTCGACGCCCTCGATCGCGACATCCCCTCGTATAGCGCCGATAGCGCGTTGTAATCGCCCTGACCCGCAATACCGGCTTCTATGTTAAGCTGCGTCGGGCTGGCAACAGCCGTACCGCTCGCTGCCCCCAGGCTACGTGCGCGCGACTGAACGAGATCGGCTTTCCGCGATTCCGTGGCCGCCGCGCGCTGCCCGATTGCCGCATCTTCATTTGCCTTCTGCTTCAGCGCGATAGCGTTATTCCTAGCAACCGCCTCCTGATAATCGGCCTGCTGCTGTTGGCCGCGCATCGACATAATTGTGCCGCCGATCGACGCAATGACACCGAGCGCCGGGATATGGCACATGCCAGGAGGCTCGTATTCGAGCCAGCGATCGGGGATCATAAAAAAGAACATCGGTACACCGGACCCAGCTCGCTTTTCATCGTCTCATCCGGAACAAATCCAAGACGCTCAAGAAGTTTGACTGATCCCGATATGGAGAGATCGCAGATCACGTACAGCGCCGGCTCATTTTCTTCGCGCAACAGCTTCAGCATTTCGAGAGATCGGCGATATACGGTTGCAGCCGGCATCTGCTCGAAAGCGTCATACCAAGCCCATGCCCGCCCCCACTGATCCCATGTCACCTGGGCGATAGCGACCACCGCTCGATTGCGCTCGGCGACGTACCCAACAGGATCGGCGATACACCATGCCGGCGGTAAGCGGAGACCAGCGGCATCTACGTCATCAGATGTGACGCAGCGAACCCGCAGCATCTATTCTTCTCTCTGAGACCGTGGTGGCGGCTGCCCCGGATCATTGCTCTCCATGTGCAGAACCAGACCCATGATCGTTGCGACATATGGAGAAGTGATCTCGATGCAAACCCGCGCGTCGCTGTCCCAACTGCCATTAAAAGCGCCCGGAACAGCATCATAAGCAGCGAGCATTTGCGGCGTCGTCAGTGCCTTTCCTCGATAAGTCGCGGGCAGGCCCGTAAGGTTCTCAAACTGCCGTCCGATCCGCAGCCCCCGCCATGTCAGATCGGCGGCCACGAGGCCGACGCGAGAAACGCGCTTCTGCCGGGTCAATGCGGTGCCGCTCTCTTCCCCATAGGCCAGTTTCGTTGTCTTGATCCGCCCGACATATGGCAGGCCGGCAACATAGCTCGTGGTCGGCGCCGGGAGAGGGCCTTGCCCGGTCCCGTCTAGCGTAATGACGGCAGATATCGGCTCGCCATTGCTCCATACCGCAACCTGTTTGTTCGCGAGATGGGGGAGCGACATGACTGTTGCGGCCACTCCACTATACGCAACATGCGAGTCAACCGTCTTGGAGACGGCACCACCGCGCGCTTCCGAGAGCTTCGCTAGTTTTTCGATAAAGCGCTTTGTTGTACCATTTATGATACGAGCTACCACGAAATAGACGCTATCTTCCGCCGCCCGAGCCAAGGTGGCGACCCTCTCAAAAGCGCCGTCAGTCGTCACCAGCGATAAAGATTCAAGCTCCTCTTTCTCGCTGTAAGTCAGCAGGCCCGCCGTGCCGTCAGTGAGTACTGACCAGTGGTGTGCGTTATCCGGCTTACGCGATACCGCCATATCGGCAATTCCGGCGGCGTACATCTCGGGCTTCAGACGATCCGCCGGGGCGCTGTCATAATCGATGCTGCCCGATGTCAGGGTGAGTTTGTGTAGCCTGTTGTCGGCGCCGGCATAGAGGCAGGCGCTTTGCACGCGCACCGCACGGACGGTTTTGGCGGCGCCATCATCCGAGCACATGCGCGCGGTAAAGGCTGTGGGCGTCAGAGGCTCATCAAAAGCGTTGGACCGTATCGATATAATCTGCGATGCGGTGCCCGCCACGAGCCGCTGCATCGACATAGCCCAGCGAATAACGTCGGCGTTGCCTGTCGTTATTGTCCGATTGATGGAGCCGGCATCGCCCTCTAGAGTGTCGTCAAAAGATGCGTAAGCGTCTGAGGCTGAAAGCTGTGACTTGAGCTTCGGAAACCAGCTAAGACGGCCATCGTGGAGAGCCACTGCCGTGGGCCAGCCGCGATAGTCAGACCATTCGCCCTCAGCCCAATCGCTTGTTGCCTCTGTGCCGCCAAGCTGCTGCAGCACATCCGCGCCAATCGACGTGCTGCTGGAAACCGCCGTAACCCGGACAACCCCATTTTGGGCACTGCCGACATAAGTTAGCTGCGTCAGCGCAGAACCAGCAGCGTATGCTGTAGCGATCAGGCGGTAATAGATAATCTGATTGTCTAGGCCGTCGTCGTAGCTTTCGGAAGCTGATGTAGTGTAGGTCTTGACGGTGGCCCAATTCCCCGGCTCGGCAAGGGAGCGCTGCAATTCGATTGTGCCGCTCCACGACCCGTCTGCGATGATATCGATCGCAAAAGACCGCTGCGTTGCCGTCCCAGGCGCAGTTGAAGTCGCGTCGTGCCGGGTCAAGCCGGTGACGCGAATCTCGCCAGTTGCGTCATTCAGCGCAGCCAGTGTAGCGATCTTCAATTGCGAGCTGTGCGTCAGCCGGAACAAAGCTCCGACGTGCCCAGTGCGGAATACCGGGCGACTAGCGGTTATCACTACGCTGCCGGTCGTGCCGGAAGCCGTTAGAGTCGTGCTCCCGATGTTGCCGAGCCGAAACGGTCCATCCTCTGTTTGATAGAGCCCGATGCCCCAGGACCGAGAATCGCTTGACCTACGCTCGATGCGACGCTGCTGAAACCCCTCACACGCAACGAAAATCACATCGCCCGAGCTGTCGTACCTGATAGCATCGAAATGCGCCTTGGTCGTGTACGGAACGGTGATCGTGACCAACCCAGCGGGCTCAACCACGATCGTATCGACGAATGCTTTGATGGTCTTGCTGTTAGACAGCCTGACCCAGAAATCGCCGGCCGGTGTAATCGCGAGGCTGTAATTGCCGGGAGCTAGCGTAACATCGAGATAGGTGTTATCGCCAAGCGCCGTACCGATTTGTAGGTTGACATCGTTGCGTGCGACGATGATCCGAATGCCGTGCTCGACACCGGGATTGGCTACGACAACCTGCTGGTCAACCTGCGCAAAATTCGTGCCAGTGCCGGTCAGCCCGAGATACCCTCCGGTTTCCCAGGACGATACCGCGCCAACCTCATCCGAGTCTGTCCATCCCGCGAGATCAATGTCGAACCCGCCATTGTTTATGGTGGCGGTTACGGTCGGGCGCGCTATGAATACGTCATTGACCAGCACGAACATATTGCCGCCCGCCGTCATCACGAGCAGAGCCGATTCAGTCTCGGAGTAATTGAACTCGCCTAGCCACGCTTCCAGATCACCAGGGACGCCGGCTATGTACTGAGTGCCGGGGCGGAATTGCGTCGGGCCAAGAACGTGCGGAATGAAGTTCGTGTGCGTTTCGCTGGCAATCTTCAGCTTTGCCAGATCAATGCGAGCAAGCGCGTGACGGCTTACCTCGCCGGGATTTAAAGAAAAAAGTCCAGCGTCAGTTGTCATCGTTAAGGATCAATAACCGGCGGTCCGCTGATTGCGGTCGGCACATAATCTGAGTATTCGGTTGACCATGACCGTCCGCCACGAGCGGCGACAAAGCGGCTGCCGCGTCGCACAACACGGTCGCGCGCATCGTCAAGCTGCTCGGCCTCGCTACTCGCATCCTTGTACATAGCGAGCTTTGCGGCAGCGAGATGTGCCATCGCCGGGTTGTTGCGCACTTCCTCGTATTGCAAGCGAGCGAGCACCGCGTCGCGGAAATGTGCGGTCCACTTTGTCGAATCCAGCCCAAGACGCGAAACGTAGCGCACCGTGACCGGAGTGATATCAGCGTGGTAGGCGCCGCCAATATCGGCAAAGGGAATATCCGATCGCCTGACGTAAGGAGCTGCGCCGTGCTCGTAATAGACGCGCACCGTGCGAATAAGATCACTCGGCCAAATGTGGCGGTAAGCAAAGCTGTACTCAGAAACGCCGGTAGACAGCTCTGCCGGTAGCGGATCGCTAGTCTCTGTCAGCGTCGCAACACGTAGCGCAAACCGCCAGCGGCCTCCTTCCAGTTCACGCTGAACCGTCGTCCGATAGGAGCCGTCTAGTTGAAAGCGCAGCCAGTCGTCATCGGGGCGGCTCCACAAGCGCAGTGCTTCTCCAAAGAGAAGATCGAACTCGCCGTGCTTGAGCTGACGCTCCTCCGGTCTCGACGACTGCAATTGCAAGAATGCGAGTACTGCGTCATCGACGTTCTGCGGCCACAGCGCCGTATTAAGCGCCTCCGTCGAGACATAACGCGCCACGAATGTCTCGGCGTCCGTGCTCCAATCAGCCGATGTTTCACGGATATTTATTGGACATTCCTGCCCATCCCAGGGGATGAACAGCGCGTGCGACTTGAACCAGTCGTCCGGCAGAGGATAGCGATATGGGTATCCATAGGCGGGGTCTGAGGGAAGCTGATCGACCAGCGACGAATACTGCCGCTCAGCTAATGCCCACCACCAATTACCTCGCGCCATGACGGCGGGTACATGACGGCGGAATGCGCCGCTAAGTTGGTGCTCAAGCCACGGGTCAGGAGGGTCGGCATAACCCTGGAGCGCGCCATTAAGCGTAATGGCGGCAGCAGTCACCGCCGCTTCCATTGTTTCGGCCGGCGCTGTCGCGAGAACGCAACCGGCGTAAACGGCCTGCATGTACGCGGCAGGCCACAAGCGCGCATCCATGCCGAGAGTGTCCGACATGAAATCTGCATAAAACGGCAAGTGCGATACATACCACTTGCCGCCCTGCTCCAGAATATCGATCGGGCGGCGCTCGCCTGAGTCAGTTAGCGTGTACAGCGCGCGGGTACGGGTCCACTCACTCGGAACCTCAACAGAGCGCGTGTACCCGGCAACATCGGTCACAACATCGGCGTCGCCCTCGACATGCGCCACACCGAGCCGCATCGCAAATCGCCAAAATGCACGCTCGTGCATTTCCCTGGAGACGCGCGCAAATACACCACTTTGCTGGTACGGTAGCCACGCATCAAGCGGCTCTCCATGCATCGCAAGCGCGGCGTCTCGTGCCGCGCGATATATGGTTAGCGCATGCGCCTTAGCTTCACCGGGAACCGCCGTGCGCCACAGCAGCCACGCCCGCAAAGCGTCAACAAACGAATCAGGCCAATTCTCAGGGTTCATCCCAGAGATAGACGACGTATAACGCAGCATAACCGGCTCGGTCGATGCCGCGTTGACATAAAAATTCCCGGCCTCCTCCCTAACATCGACAGGCGCCCGGTTGCGCACCGGGTCATTCCCAACTTGGTATAGGGCTAGGGTGGAGAGGAAGTCGGCCGGTTTTTCAAATCCCGTATTGTAGCCAGACGGCGGCGTGGCAGCGACAGTAAGGGGAACGGTAAGCGCCGCAAATCGCCAAGCACCATCAGATAGAACCTCGCGATTACCGCTTAAAAAATCCCCGCTAAGCTGGAACGGAAGCCAGAAATCATCGGGATCGGCAAGCAGGCTCTTTGCCAGCAAAACAGCCTGATACCATCCAGGCACACCTTCCTTGTTATCGCCTTCGGCCGGCATCTGCGGCCGGCCAGCCTCAAGGTACGCCAGCATCGCTGTACGGAACGGCTCATCCCAACTTACGCTGCGCGATCCCTGTGTCGAGATATAGCGCGCTCTGAAGCTAGTCCTGTCAGTTGACCACTGGTTGCCGTGCTCTTGAATATGAAAAGGAAGGTCTCGCTCGTCAGTCGATACGATGAACAGCTTATGAGTACGGAGCCAATCGTCTGGCTTCTCAAATGAGAATAGCAACTCGGGAGACGGCGTTCCGGCCTGCACCGAAATCGACAAGGTTCGCATGGCGAACCGCCAGAAAGCGTGGCGCAGCAAATCAAGCGCGCCTCGTTCCATCTCGCCATTGCGCTGATATGGCAACCAGCGATCTTCCGGCTCGGCGTCAAGCTCCCTTGCTCTCTCCAGATATTGACTGAAAAGCTGCGACATGCGACCAGCCGCATTCGGCTCGCCAGTGACGCGCTCAGCTATCAAGAAAGCGAGATACGCCGCGACGGCCTGCGCAAAGCTCTCGGGCCAAGGATGACTGACCTGTTCAGGATCAGTGAAAGCCGAACTAATGTATCGCCAATAGATCGTGCCGGTATCGTTTAACGATAAGCTCGTACCGTGTTCGCGCAAATCGATCGGGTGCTCACGGCCATCAGAGCCGCCCACCGTAAAGATCGCGTGCGTGCGCAGCCAATCAGCCGGGCGGCTGAAAGTGCGGGTAAACCCGGGAATCAGTGTCCCGCCAATGGAGGGCGATACTGTCTTTAGCGCGAAACGCCACGGTGCTTGGCGAAGCACAAATTCCGTTGCTTCGGGATATGCGTCATCTAAGTGATAGCGCGTCTCTACGTCATCGGTAATAAGCGTAAAGCGGCTGTCCGCAAGGAGTCTGGCCGCATCTCCGTACAATCGTAGTTTTGTTGCGGCCATCTAACCCCTACCTCCGTGCCTCAAATTCGGCAGCTTTCTTCGTAGCAGCCGCCCGGTCAGGCAGGCCCCGCGCCAGCTCGTCCTTGCCGCGCATGACGAACCAATTGCGAACGCTGTCGTGATCGACAATGATCTTGCCGTCTTTTGACGTAGATGATCCGCCCATGTTCAGGCTTCGCGGCTTGCCGCGCTGCACAACTTCTGCCCAAGCCCCGTAGGGGTCGAGCGCGACGACGCGCAGATCAGCATCGATCGTGTAGTCGTCATTTGAGACTTCGATGATCGTCCCAACCTTGAGCACCGGGACAACGTGCGTCCAGTATTCGGGATCGGATAACAAATCATCGAGAGACACGCCGAGCGGGAGCTTGTGCTCACGGAAATCGCGCGCAAACTCTCCATACGCCAAATGTGTAGGACGGAAATTCGAGGGGATCTTGGACATAAAAGCCTTCTGCTAAAGGGAAAAAAGGCGACCCCGAAGGGTCGCCAAAATGTGCGTTAGTCCGAGTTGGTAACGGCCACTGCCGTGCCATCGCTCAGATCGCCCGCTCCGGTTGTAGCGTTCACGGTACGAACGACACACCACTGCGCAGTCGGAGTCGCCGTATCGACCACAAACACGAGGTCCATGACCTTCATGCCCATGTCCTTGGCATTTGAAATGTACCCTGCGGTGTTCACGTCAGCGATGGCATCGGCTGATTTGTACGTCCACCACCGATGATCACCCATTAGAGATGGGCCAGCCATCAGGAACAGATTGTCCTTATCATAAGCCATTGCTCATTCTCCTCTCAATGGCCTACGCAGACAGGCCGGTGTCGTCGAACTGGAACTTGATGATCCCGGCATTCTGCAATTTCACGCTGCCGTGATAAATCGTCGTCCGACGAAAGGTGTAGTCATCCTCCTTGTTGTAGTCCAAGAAGGGCTGTACCCCGTCCGTGGACACGGCGTAGCCGACCGCTTCCTTGTGATAGATGAAATTGGTCGAGGATGACGTTCCGGCGCCGGGCAGATCGGGATGAACAATCCACTCGAAACCCATGAACATCGTCCGCATTGTCGGGCTTGGAACACCCTTATCGACCTTCTTGCTGCCGGTATAATCCACGCTGGTAAACTGCGGAACGTTCAACACCATGTAGTTGTAAACAGCCGGGGTAACGACAGCAAAGAGATTGCCGGTTGTGTACAGACCAACCTTGGCATTGTACAGCATGGTCGAGGCGCGAGCGATGGCCGTCATGACCTCCTGCGGAACAACAGTTCCGAGTGTCACTGTGCCGGTTTCGAGCGCGTCGATGATGATCTCATCCTGCTTGCGGTGAATAACCGCGAGCGATTGATACCTCATCATTTCGAGCTGCTTATCGCTCGCCTGTGCTCGAAAGATGTTGAAGTTGGTCATAATCACCTTGTCGTGATCTTCACGAAAGGTGAGCGTGACCGTGCTCTGAACGTTGTCACCGGGCGGGATCAAGCCGCGAGGACCGCGCGTTACCGCGGTGCGACCTCCGGAACCGGAGACGAGAAAGATCGTGCTGCCGCCGCGATCTTGTGAATCGGTGCGAACAGTCGGCGGCAAGGTTGCTTGTTCAACCTCATACGCCTTGATAAAGTCTTGTTTATAGATGGCTTCTTGAACGGCACTCATTTGCCCGTGTCTCCATGATTGGAGGTTGCACAGGCCATCAACTCCGGGTGGCTATCTCGCTTTGCGCAGGGTGGCGGCACGAATGCCGGGCTGCGACGCCGCTTAATAGGGCTTCGTTTCAGGCGGTTGGTTGTGGATGCCGGGGCTGCGGATGCAGGGTAGCCGGCTGGGTAGAAACTTTAAGCAGCTCGGCTACGCCGGCCGCCGCCTTCGTCGCGCTTCAATCGAGCTTCGATCAGGCGCTCGTATTCCTTGTTTTCCGCTGCGGTGCGGGCGCCATACTTGCCGGCAAGCTCATCGATACGGTCATCAATCCCCTTGCCTCCAAGGCCGGGTTCGCCGCCGATCAGCGCTTCGGGATCGGCCATATCGAGAATGTCTTGCATCAATTCCTGAAGCACGCCCTTGTCGTGCGCGAACGCCTTAACAGCTTGCGATAGCGATGGGCGAACCTCCATCCAATCTGCCAGAAGACGGGCGTTGCGGCTGTAGTCGCCGCCCCATTCCTTCTGATATTCAGCGTCGTTGCGTGCAATCGCGCGTTGCCGCGCGGTCTGTTCTTCCTGGCGTGTGCGAATTAGCTCTTGCTGGTATCCCTCAAAAGCTTCCTTCATGTACTTCGCTGGAATGTTCCGCTCGTGCGCGAACGCCGCCATATTCTTTGCAATCGAGTTTTCTATCTCACCCGCATTCGCTTCCGGAGCGAACTTGAGATCGTACCCATCCGGCGTCTCAGGAACACCAACCGCCTTGCGGTATTCAGCCCTTTGCTCGTCCGTAGCATTTTCAGCCAGGGTCGGCGGCCCCTTGTGCGCGCCACGGCGGATTACCTGCTCCTGAGCCAGGAGCTTCTGCCAGACGGCACGCGGCGACGTGAACCGAGCCGCGAGCTTCAGCGAGGCTTCGTCACCCCCCGTCAGGTCTTCGCGCCACTTCTCTCCCCACGGGGCGTAATCATCGCCGCCCTGATCCGCAGCTTCTCCACCGATAACAGCGGCGAGTTGACCGCCGGCCTCGCCGGCATCTTGAGACGGGTTATCAGCGCCGACTTCCGGCGATTGGGCAGAGGTAACGACAGCAGAATCTCGTTCGCTGGCGGCGCTTGCCGCAGCGGTGGAAGCGTCACTCATATTTTTGCCTTATGCCGCGTGAATGCTTTTTGCGCTTAACCGATCATATTCGGCGTAGATTTTATCTTGTAGCCGCCGCATGACAGCCGGGGCCAAGGTAAAAGCAACCGTCCAGTCCACTGCGCGGATTTCTGTCTGATCCATATCTGGATTAAAACAGACAACGTACAATTTGGGAGAAGCCCTGAAATGCCCCATCTGTTTGTTCATTTCAGACTTATTAACAACTGCGACAAACGGCACTTCAGACACGACATAACATTGGCCGCCCGTGAAGGGGCCAATCATGGCTTCTTCCATTGTGCTCTCTAGGTTGTTGAACGCCTTTGGCGTACTCGCTCAGCGGTAGATATCCGACGTTCGATAGGAGACGGACCCTCCGGTATCGGCGAGCGCACGATGTCTTGAATCTGTTGACCTACGTAGTGCCGACCGTTCCACCAATTCGCCGTAGCCACATCCGCCGGCTGACATGCCGACAAGCGGTTGATTCCGCAAAGCTGCTCAATTATGAATGAGCACGCCATCTTGTGCGCCTCGTCCGCGAATAGCGCCTTCAGCGCGTGTCGCATAACATCGGAGCACTCGACACGGGCAAGGGCTTCAGTTTCTCGAAGGGTCATTACGCGGGGCCGTAGACCATGCTGCCGTCAGCAGCCTCGCCCGCGCCTACATCGGTAAGCGTGGCGGCGGCCTCGGCGCCTGTCTTGGCTACGTCGGCGATCTGACCGGCGACGCCGAGCTGTTGCAGGAATTGCTGAGCTTGATCGCTTTCTTCGACAGACGCAGCCGTGGTCTGGTCATCATTCAACCAATCAGCAGGCGCGCGAATGCCGCGCGTCACGCTGTCGATCATGTTGATGAAATTGATCCGCTTCGGTGCATTCTGGTCAAACTGCGCCGCACCCGCTATGAGCGGCATGATCTGCGCCGCTTGGTTCACGCGATTAAGATCGATCGCGTCGCGAAGCGGGTTTTGGAAATCAAATACCCGCTCGCTCTCCATCAATTCTTCCGGTATCGGGACGCCACGGAATATCCCCATGTCAATCGCCACCCAGAACACCTCTTCCAGCAGCATGCTCAACCCAGCCTGCCACGGTGAGAATAAGGGCAAATTCTCTCTGATCCACTGCTCGACAAGCACGCTCGTTTCGTAAGCGGTCTTCGACTGTTGCGGGAGGCGGATCTTTGAAAGATACCAGTTATCCTTCATCGCAATTGTCGCGCGCATTATCAGGTCGAAGCCGATCGGGACGTTGCGATTATTTGGCAGCAATGGCTCGATCGCTGGCCCAAGGCGCTCGTCATAATCCCTGTCAACCCAGGTGATTCCGCCGGCAGACAAATCGATATCGCTCTTAACGGCGCCATCGACAGCCTTTAGCGGGCCGTCCAACGACTTTTCGCCAGCCTCCAGCAGCACTCGCGCCATGATCTGCATGCCGCGCGCATCGGCAATAGCCGTCATCGCTGCCGGCGAGTACCCATATTGCGACCCCGGTATCGTCATCCAGCGATCAACGACGTAACGAAAGCGCTCGCTCGCCCCTTCGCGCAACAACTTGCTGTGATCGCTGTCATAATAAATCGAGGCCCACGGAGCTTGCCTGCGCTTTTGCCCACGCGGCTTTTGGTAGTAATCGTACTCAGAGGCCGGCATCATGACGTGGCAGAGATTGAACTCCTTGTCTGGGTCACTCTCCAGCGCTTCCTTGATGCCATCGGCCAGCTCGGCCTTTGGGAATTTCTGCTTGATGTGCCGCGCCGCCATGCGGAGCTTGCGGAACATCACGTCCGGCTTAATGCCGGTAATGTCCATGTAAAATGCGCAGTCGCGCGGGTGCCAGCACCGCATCACCGGAACCCGGTCGCCGTAGCGATCTATCTCGGACTCCGGGGAGATAATGTGATATCCGAAATTGACGTGATCACCGTCGCCTTCCTTGGTCGCGCGCTGGAACCCGTTCCTGAAATCTCCCAGGAAATTGAGCCAGCGCTTATTGATGGCGTCCAAGGAACGAGCAATGTGCGGTTGCTCGTTCAGCTCCTCGTCCTGCGTCTGGACGCGGTTCCACTCCTGCCCATCGGGGCGCAACATCGATGAGCGCGCATCAGCGAGATCGCGAGCACAGCGCAAGGGCTCGCTGTCGAAGAGGTCCAGCGCGAACTCTTCGCCAAGCGTGCGCTCACCCATGAAGTCGGCGCGAACCGGGTAGAAGTTGAGAGCAAGCTCCTGGTGGAGGGAGTCAAGTCCACTCTTCGCGCTGAACGCCCTCTCCTCGCGCTTCTTCAGCTCGCGCGCGTTGTCGTCAGAGCTAGACATTGCGGCTCTCGTATGACGGCCCCGCGCGCGCGGTACGCATTGCGTACCCTAGCCGCGAAAATCGCGAGTGATGATCATTGACCTTTCGAGCTTCATCTCGGAGACCTTGACCTTGCTCTCGTCACGCCAGTCGTCACCCTGGTCAACAAAGACCCGATGCCGCGCGACACGCTCGCTCGGCGCCGCAACAAGAACGCGGTTCGCCACGTTGCTATACATGAACGGCGCATCGTCCGCGTTCATCGGCTCGACGATCCACAGCTTCATGTTCGCTGCGCTAGCACCTTCGGCTTCCTTGTTGATGGCCTCTTGCTCTTTGGTAAGCTCATCCGCCTTCTTGCGCGCTTCGGCGAAAAACTTCTTGTTGTCAGCATCACGCTGCTCGGCGGCGGTCATCTTTTGGGGCTCGGCCGCACGGTCCGACGCATCCGACGCTCGCGCTCTCGGCGGTGCCGCCATCGGCCGATTTTCAATCGACGAGGCCGCAGATGCGGCTGCTTCGTTCCTATCATCGCTACGCATCGTTGTTGCTCCTATCGAAATTGGTTAACGGACGCCGAGACGGTCGCCGGAATACCCGGTGTCGTCAGTCAAGATGGTCGATAACGAGCCGCCGCCGCCGCCAATCTGTTGCGCCATGCGACGACGCTTGCTCATGATGGTCGAAAGATCATCCGCTGCCGGCGGCATCGGCAAGGGGGGCGCTGGGGGCGGGGGCGCCGCTGACTTCCCGCCGCCGCCGAAAGCCGCAACGGGCGGCCAGGGATCGGGTGGCGCGTAAAGATGGCGGAACATTGTTCGCCTACGCCCCGTAGCTCGCTGCCGCCAGCGTTGCCACACGCACGGGGCGCCCGCCGATAACTACAAATACGTAGAAAGCGGTATTCGCGGTATCGGTGATCTCCAGTACATACGTGCCTGCGCTTCCAGCCTGCACGCGCAAATGCTTTTTTGCCGTGACCGTTTCGAGATCCTGCCCGGCCCCGTTATTCACGACGGTTCCAGATGCGGATGTGGCAGTCAGTCCGTCGCCCGTAGCCGAATCGCTAAGGAATACATCGAATATCGCGCCGCCGATCGGCGAGCCATTCGGGTTTCGAGCCGTGATCGTCACGGTTGTGACATCCGCCGCACCGGCAGCGACTACCGCGCTGGCGCTAGTCATACGTTTGAAATAATCCAGATCAACAGCCATGAAAGTCTCCTTTGAGCGGTTATCAGCGGTAAACTAGGAACGCGCTAAGCCTTACTTATTTGCGCCATTGCGCAGCGTGGCGCATATACCGCTTAACGCCGCTATACCCGACATTCGCGCGGGCCTGCCTCGTCGCGTTGGAAACCGCAATCTCAGGCGCCCTTATGAACTCCAAGCCGCGCCCTATCAGCGAGCACACATCAACCACGTCATCATGCAGCCCAGCCGGGAAACGCAAAAGCTGCCCAAGCACGTCCGCTTTCCACGGCGCGAGATACGGCACGTACACCTTGCCACTTGCAGCCATCGCCTGAAACGGGCGACACCGTGTCGCCTTGTCATGCATGCTCGCCAGCCATTCCAGACGGCACCATGCATGGCGCTGTTCCATGCGGTTACGTAATGACGCTTCGATCGCTAGCTGAATAACGCCTTTTTCGCCAAACCAACATGCCGGCTTGTACTGGTTAATCAAGTTACACTGCGCATCGATCCATTCGTCTGGCGTCGTTTGCCCCCGCCACCAATCAACGATATGGATATTCGATTGATGATCTATCCCGAATATACCGTGCTCGGTCCAATCACCCTTGCCTTCGCTCACCGCGTAATCGCTTGCGCCGTAATAGGTTAGCGTGCCAGAGCGGTCCTCTGGACCTAGAACATTGAACCAGTCTCTCTTGAAATAATCACCGTCCTCGCCGGTTGGCTCGCCTTGGTACAGCGCATTCCAAACGCGAGTATCACGCTTTGCGTCCTCGACCATTTCGGCCGTGAACCAATCAGGCCACAGGCGTTCGCCGGGCTTGCGGCCCAAAGGATCGTCAGGGCCGGCTTCCATCTTTAGGTGGAGGACGGTCCATTTCGGACCTTCGTAAAGCAGGATTCGACCAGCTAAGTCATCTTCGTGCCAGCGGGTTGTGACAAACGCCTGCTTCGAGCCGGGCTTCAGCCGGGTAAGAAAGTCGTTCAGCCACCATTCCCAGGCGCGCTCGCGCATGCGGTCGCTATCGGCATCTTCTCTTGACTTGACTGGATCATCGATAATCCCGACATCGGCCCGCCGGCCGGATACCGCGCCCCCGATACCGACCGCAAAGTATTCGCCGCCTTTCTCAGTAATCCAGTGATCGGCGGCCTTGCTATCTGCTTGCAGGCCAACGCCAAACACTGCGCGGTGCTCGGCCGACCCATAGATGTTGCGAACGCGGCGACCGAATAACTCTGCCAGATCATGCGTATGACTTGCAGCGATGATGTTCTGCTCTGGATGCCTACCCATGTACCATGCCGGGAACAGCACGGAGACGTTCGTAGACTTGGCGCTTCCGGGCGGCATGATCACCATCAAGCGCTCGATGTCGCCACGCTCGACTGCTTCCAGATGCTCGATAAGCAGGTGATGGTGCGCGGCTGGCTGTATGCCGATGTCTAGGAAATTGACGTACAGCGCCATGCGCGCTTGCGCCGCTTGCTTGTGAAAGGCGAGTAATTCGGCTGGCGAAAAGCCACGGAGCAACGCAGCAAAGGCCGCCGGATCGGTGTCAGGCGGAAGGCTGGCTAAGGCTTGATCTAGCATCTACAGAATATCCGGATCGCACTGGTCCAGCGCATTCCAGCTAGGAACTAGAGCAATCCGCTGCTTGAATGCTCGGGCGAATTTGCGCGCGACGCGACAGGACACAGAGCAGCAACGGAACTGCTTGAAATGCACTCGGCTAACGCCTCTCGGCCGATCGAACAGTTTACCGCATTGCATGCAATGCTTTTGATCGCATGCCTTCATGGTGCCGGCATGGGTTCCTGGGCAGGCTCTGCTGGCGCCGGGTCTGGCTCTGGCGCCGGGTCTACTGGCGCCGGGTCTGATGCCGGGTCTGGCTCATCTTCCGGAAGACGAGCCCATAATTCGGCCGACTGCCGCTCGTATTCTGCACGACGCAACAGAAGCTCGGCGGCAGTCTGTAAATGCACCGCATCACAGGACAACAGCGCCTTGGCGACTGCCTTCAGGATTCTATCGTCCTGCTCGGTCGGAACTCGATCGACGAGCGGCGGCAGCTTGTCGGGATTATTCGATTGCGCCATTAGCCTCCCTCTGTCGCACTAGACCCTGCCCCACTGTCGCTGTCGCAGCATGCCCGAAAACTGTCGCACACGAATCTGATCTAAGCCTATGCGACACAATGCGCCAAACGTCCTAGAATCTATTGCGACACTCAGGATTGCTCGGCGTCATCGTCGATATCGCTGGCGCCGTCGATGCTGTGTTCTATACGTGCGGGCGCGCGCGAGGGACGCGAGCCGGGTGCGGCAACCATCAACATGATCGCTTGCGCAATCCTGTCAGGATTAGCCGCGCGCTCGGGAATGAGGGCTGCGCCGTTCGCGCCAGTCATTTCCAAACGATCGCCAAACTTGCGCGGATACAATTTTGAAGCCAGCCATTTGCGATTGTCCGCCGCCAGCTTTGCCGCTTGTACTGTCGCGGTATCTGTCGCGTCGCGCACACTATCAGAAATATCAATTATATCGTCAGCGTAATATTCTACCTGCATTTCTCTCGCACGCGCGTAGCGAGCGCCAAACCCGTTAATGTCCTCAACAGCCCATCGCTTAACGGTCGCAGTGCTGGGCATTTCTCGATCGAGACAAATCTTATTCAAAGTCTCGCCCAACGCCAGACGCAAGCATACCTTTGTGGCGATATCATCTGAATAATCAAACGCGCGCGAGCCCATAAAACCTCATCACCATCATTACGCGCGTCAAGCAGCGCAATCACCCACAACCAAAGCGTCGCGCTCGCGCGCGTCACTAATAGTCTCTTTAACCAAGACTCAATTCATAAAATGAATCAGAAGACCCATCTGTTGGTAATGTTACTGGCGTCGTGACATTAAAACAGGTAAAGCTGCCACGATTGCCATACGTCCCAATATCCTCATATACACCAAACTGGACATCTTGCATTATGTTGTTGTACATTCTGTTGTGGTGCGGAGTATAATCAACGCCCGCAGAAGTTGTAGGCATTAACCGAATACACTTCTGTGATTGATATCCATCCCATTCGCTAAACCGGAATATATTATTATTTATAACCCCGCCTACACCATGCACCTCAACTGCATTGACCGGTCCAGCAACAGTTATATCGCCCCAGTCTTCAACAATGTTATGGGCAAAAATAAACGACTCTGGAAACATCTGTGCGGCACGGGTTGCTGTTCGCTTAAAGTAATTCCCGGTGACGATCATCTCATGTGCTGGAGTATTAAAGGCTTCCAGCCCAACGTCGGGAGTGATACCGAGATTAGCAATACCGCCGCGACAATCAACAATATGATTACCCTGGTATGAAACCCGTCGCTCGTTGCGCTTGTGCGTACCAGCAAACCGGCAGCGATAAAATCGTGAATTGGTTACGCTGACATCACCATATGCGTCTAGGGTAAGGGTTCCCTGCGGGACGTCATCTGTCCCGATAGGTCCGTTTCCATAGATCGCTGTGTCAGGCTGGCCTATGAACAGGCAATCGTCGATTGCCCCATGCGTACAGCCGCCGTAGTCAATGCCAGCGTCGCCCATCTCGTCACGCCAATCATCGGCGGCAATAAACTCGCAACCTCGCACGGTAAAACGCCGTAAATAGCGAAGAATGAGTGCCGAGCCTGATCCTTCGTTTGCGATATAGGTACGCAGAGAATTGTCAATCGTCAGGTTTATCAGCGTGACGGCCGCATCCGATCCGACCACGCCGTCAAACCGCACAACCGGAGACGCAGAACCTCCCTCACCCTTGATGATCGCACCGGGTGCCGTGTGTAACGTAAGCTGCCGGTCAAGCTCCAGCGTCACATAACGATCAATTAAATATACCCCCGGCGGCGCCCAGCCCGGGATCTGCAGCGAGGTGCATTCCTCGATCCAATCTTGCACCGCCGTAGTGTCATCGGTTGTGCCGTCACCTTTCGCACCATGCCGACGAATATCAATTCGTGTGGCCGGGTGTGTTCCTAATATCAACATAAATGATATCCTTACGGCACTTCTGCTGCGGCTGTCCAGTGTACACGCATAACATTACCAACTGCTGTTGATGCATGTCCTGTAGTTTGTATCGCAAATCCTGACGCAGTAACTCCAATAGCCTGCGTTAATGTACAATTGCCCGCCGCTGTTGAGTCACGTACCTGTGAATTTAATGCAGACGGATTGTAGAATGTAATATTCGGCGCCATATACATCGGTTGCGGAAACCGAATATAAGGGGATATCATAACATTGGCACCAGCAACCGTTGCTGGGAAAATATATTCCCCCGTGGTTTCCCCAACATTTTGGGCCGGCGACATTCCAGCAAATGTCTTGTTATAATATCGACTGCAATATTGGTATTCGTCAGCAAGCGAACGCCGCTTATAATCTGGCGTACCATAACAAACACAGATTTGCACATTAGCTATATCAATCGTCATCGTGTTTATAGATGTCAAACCAGATGACAATCGAATCTTCAATGTAATAAAATCATTGTTATCAGAACCAAGCGTTTTACCAGAGACCGATGGCAGGGTATAAAGAAACGTAAAGGACTGCCAATCGCTTGTCAGCGTTGGTGTATACACGGTTGTCGTGACAAAATCAGATGGAGTTCCACCCGTGCCAAATACTTGCTGAAGCCAAAGGCGAGGATCTCCGGTCCCGGAGCTACGCCTCAGCCATAAATTTAGGGAAACAGGCACCTCGGAAAGAGTAGAAACACCTTCCCAGCGTTGTTCAACATCAATTGAACCAAGCTCCTCGGCAACGCCGACGGCTTCACATCGCAGAAAGTATTTAGGGTTTCCGGGGACCTCAGTTTGACCTAATGTAAAAGACTGGCGTGACATCGTTAGCGTCGATGTACCGATAGTCGTATTCCGCCAACGATCTGCCGTTGTAAAACCAACTACCGACGATGCCAAAAACCCACGTTGCCATAAGTCAAATTGACCATTATGTATTAAGTTGCCATTACCCGGAATGCCGCTGCTCATCAAATTACCCTATTTAATTCACAATCCATTCGCCAGTGACGGATCGGGCAATCCATTCTCCCCCGACACGGGCATGTAAGCAAACAGACGAATGTGGTGAATCTGATTCAATACTAGAACCGGAGGTTCCTGTTCCTGTTCCCAAAGCAATCGTGTTTCCTACAGGAGCTGTTAGCTTTAACAGGAAAGTTTCAACCACAGTGTAACAACGTGTCGGAGCTATTGGGCTGGCCCCCGGCAATGTAATTTCAGTTGTGGTTGTTGCTCCCGCATTATCGAAATCTAAAATTTGACCGGAATAGTTAAGATCAATAGGTGTTCCATTGATCATAAGACTAAATGTCGTCGCGGCTCCACCGTAACCATTCAATGAAATAACGGCCGCACCATCTTCATACCCGATGCACAAGGAATTATAAGGGCCGGTAGTGACAGCATCATTGACACAAAATCCGAGACCAGACGAGGTTACGGAAAATGGATTTAAGCCACGCCCAAAGGCATCACCGGCAATACCGCCGGCCGCGCCATAACGGCCCTGAGTAATCGCCTTAAGGGCGTCGCCGGGGACAAGAACACCATCTTGAAAGGCTGGAGTCCGTTGGGCAAATGCTGAAGGCGATAATGCAGGGAGGCTGCCAATCAACAGAACCAGCCCAGCAATAAATCTTATTGCCGCATTCAATCGGGTCTCCTTAAATCACATCAATTTTCTTGATTTTTAATACGAACCGTTATCCTGCGTTCTGTCACTGCTCAGAATGGCAATTGCCCAACGAAGAGCATCCCGCTCGCGCTCATCATACGCATAATCCCACCCTACCGATTCCTTGGCCGCGATCCTGGCCGCCAGATAGCTCGCGCGCTCGCGTAGCGTATCTAGCTTGTCCGCCGCGTTAGGCACTGAGCACCACCCAAGCCAGTAGAACGCCTGCTGCTACGGGCGCAGCGAGAGAGGCTGCGATGATCACTAAGTCGCGAAGCGCGGGAAACGGCGGCATCGGCAAATCCCACCACACAATGCGCTCCTAAAAAAAATCACGGGTCCGCAAATTAGGGCATTGACAGCCCCGTAAGCATGTCCTATATTCCGGTCATCGCAAGGGCAATCAAGCCCAGCGAGGCAAGGGCAGGAGGCCCGACAAAGATGAAGATCAAGACAGCTCGCCAAATCGCAGGATCAATCGGATATCCCAGCAAAATGCCAGGAACCTCGTACGGCATACCGGCGCAAGCGTGCAAGACTGGCTCGAAGCTAGCCGCGATCGAGGGTAGCACTTGCTCCAGCTGCTACGCGCTGAAAGGCAATTACATCTACCCGTCAGTCAAAACCGCGCAAGCAGCCCGCCTTGCTGGCATTGAGCACGATCAATGGATCGAAGCGATGGTTACGCTCCTCAGCAACGCTCATAGCAAAGGCGATTTGCCGCCGTTCCACCGTTGGCACGATAGCGGCGATCTACAATCCCGCGATCACCTTGCGAAAATCTGCGCCGTCGCTCGCGCAACTCCGTGGCTGCAGCACTGGCTTCCGACGCGCGAAGCCAAGATCATCAAAGATTTCGTCCGCGACGGCGGCAGCATTCCAGCCAATCTGACGATCCGTGTCAGCGCAACCATGATTGATGGCCCCGCCCCGAAATCCTGGCCGCAGACCAGCACGGTTCATAGCGCGACAACGCCAGCCGGCAACGTATGCCCGGCCCCGATGCAGGGTAACAAGTGTGGCGACTGCCGTGCATGCTGGGATAGCAGCGTCGCCAACGTATCCTACCACGTACATTGATCACAACGGCGCGGCGGCAACGCCGCGCCTACAGGAGCACGAATTATGACGATAGCACGCGATGATGACGGCACGTTCTCAGCCTATGCATGGCCTGGGGGATACCCGATTTTCCATGTCACTGTCGATTGTGACGAGCTATGCGCGAAATGCGCAAATGAGCATGGCCACACTAACGAGCCGAAAGACGATTGGCAGATAATAGGATCAGATATCAACTGGGAGGACGAAAACCTTTTATGCGTTCACTGCGGCGAACGTATCAAAAGCGCCTATGGCGATAACGAATAGGCGCGATCTATCCACAGCACCCAGCGCGGCAGCAATGCCGCGCATATAGGAGCACTCTAACATGACGCCAGAAACTCTACGCCGGGTAGGCGAGGCTCTTTACGGCGAACGCTGGCAAACGGCGCTTGCCTCGGATCTCGGCGTTGCTGATCGCACGATGCGACGCTGGCTCTCTGGCGCCAGCCCAGTCCCGGCCGGGATCAGCGACGAGTTGAGGCAAGCGGCCGAGAAGCGCTTGGAAAACCTACAGAAAATCGTCAAGGATCTACGCCATTAAAAAAAATGCATGCACGGTGCATTTTCTCATTGACACCACGCTGCACCGTGCGTACATTTCTCATCACAAGACGGGCTTCCCCAGCCCAGCCAACATAGGCAGAACGCGGGGCGCGGACACAGAAGAACCCGCGACATCGCCCAAACGAAACGGGCGGAACCGGCCTAGCCGGGGGAGATTGTCCGTCGGTAAAAGTCCGACGCTTGAAGAGCAGGAGCGAAACAATGCAAACGAAAACAGCGGACAGCATCCGCCGGTTGATGGATCTTGAATACGCCAGAACGAAATCGCTGCACTCCATCGTAGTGGAGAGTCAGACAGACGATGGTGAATGGATAGAAAGCCTTCACTCAAACGAGAGATCCGCAGCGGACTTTGAAAGACGCATGCAAAAGAAAGAAGTCCCGACACGGAGAAAGGCCGCCTAGCGCGGCCTTCCCTACACACTCAGGGAGGAGAGAGACAGATGAACAAGACCCTCAGAGTGCATGTCCCTGGCATCTACCGTGTGACCTTGAGCGGCGACCGTTTCGGTCAAATCAAGCGGGACGGACGCGAGTGGATTGCAGAGGTGCGCGACACAAACACCGGCACGCTTATGCGATTCGCCGGGCTGTGGAAGACCCGGAAAGACGCTTTCGAGGAATTGGTTACGATCAACCCTCTGGACTTGTAATCACCCCAGAAACAGGAGCCGAAATGCCCAAACTCACCAAGACCGAGCAAAAGATCCTCAACCACATGCTCGCGAGATATGGCCGCTACAGCGCCACCAGAAGCCTGGGTAACGGCCCAAAAGGGGGGTGGCGCAAGAGCGGACAGCGCGAGTTCTATGCCTGCATGAACCTCGTCAAAAAGGGGCTGGCGATACAGATCGGAGATCTCTACCGCCATACGATCTACGCCCACGGCTGGGGAGAGCACTGCACCGAGATCAGCATCAAACTGCCTGAGACTAACTAATGACGAAAACAGCAGCCAAACTGAGAACTCAGAAGATAACAAGCAGCGATTACGAAGCTCTAATCATACAAGCTCGCGAATTCGTACCGCCGACAATCCGCGTTGATATGTACCGCCACGAAAGCGTCACCGATTGGACGTTCTGGCCCTTTGATGAAAAAGAGCAAATCGGTTGCGCGGTACGAGAAACTCGGCATTCAATGCCGTGGCGCGGTACACGCATGAATCGCGACATGCCGTATGCAGAACAGCGCTTTATCTCAATGGATAAAGCGCTGCAATTCGCAGCATCACGCAAATAAAGGAGAAGCCGAAATGAAAAAACCCGTCAATATTACAGTGGGCGACCGGGTCGCCTGTTCAGCCTCATGGTTGAGGAGGATAGGAAATATTGGAGAACTCCCATTCCTTCGTGGCACGGTGCTCCAGATAATCCCATTCGGCGATAACTCACTTTGCTGCATCGAGTGGGACAACTACCCGCCGCACCCTATTCGCGACGATGACGACACGCACGACGCCGAGCATCCTGGCCTATACCGCGTGCTCGATGCTAACCTGACGCTCATGAATCGCATCGCGATAGATGCGGAGCTAGCGTCATGACCTCCTCCCAACTACGCGCCGCGCTCGACCATCTCGGCGTGTCACAACGATGGCTCGCGTCCCGCTTGGGACGCGCGGCCACCACAATCCAACGGCAGTGCAAGGGAGAGTGGCCCATCACCGCTGACGTATCGTTCGCGATAGAGCTGCTCAAGCGGCTATCGCCGGATCAGCTCGCCGCCGTGGTTGATGACCCGGTGGCACGGAACGCCTCAAAGGGGCGGCCGGCGGCCTAATCCAAACGCAAATAACGCACCGTAGCATAATCGGAACATATCTCTGACAGACTGTCAAGCACCTTTTTTCGGCCCGCGTGCAAAATGCGCGACAAGCACTTCCAGCGTGGCGCGCAGCACGCCGGCCGCCTCGTGATCATTGATGCGCCGGCCGCTCCACCGTAGATTCCGCGCCCAGGTCGATATCGCCATTTCGCCCCCGATGACCGACTCGGCGCACGACGCGAGCAGCGAGCCACGCTTGCTGCCCAACATGACAAGGATCGCGTTCACCTGCCGCTTGGCGATCTCGCACCCAGGCTGCCAGCGTACAGCACCCGGTATCCGCTCATCGAACGAGGCAGCCCGCAGCGGGTCCAGAAACGCGATCCGGTACAGCCGGCGAAATTCATTGCCCGCATCAAGTTCCGCTTCGCTGATCGTCCCGTGACGCGCTAACCGCTCCAATGGCAGCTCCCCCCGCCACGGCACGCTAATAGCGCCGCGACTATCCTTGGTCTGCTCGGTGTCGCGTGTCACCCGGCCGTGCTGCTCGCGCTCTCGCGGCGGCCCCTCTACGCTCGCCTCGCGGCGCTCGCGCTCGATGAGCGTGGCGAGCGGGCCAAACTCGGCAGCAACGCGCTGGCGTTTGCGGTTCATTTTGCGGAAATCGCCGCTAGCGGTGTAGCATCGGGGGTTTTATCGCCTTCAGGGAGTTTATGGGGCTGGACATCGTCGCCACCCCCTTCACCCCCTGTTTTGCCCCCTACGCCACGGAACTCTGACCACTTCCGTTTCCCAATCGGAGCCGCAGCTCCTTCAGCAATGGTCAATTGCGCCATTTGTGCTAGCGATCGATAGGTTATGCAACCTGCGATACCCGCCGTATAAACCTGTACCGGCTGATCTGGTGCGCCGACCGAAATCAAATCACGCGCAAGCTCGAATGGAGCCCCGCTCCGTGACCGTGCGGAGCACGTCGCCCCGTTCACGATTGTCTCGGCAATCCACGCTGAACCGCGACCGGTCCGGCTATCGGGATCAATCCGCTGATGAAACACGAGCACTAGGCTTCTCCATTGATTGCTGCACGATTACCGCCACCAGATCACCGGCACACAGGCCACAAATCGCAGCACCACCGATCCGCCGACACTTCCGCCCCGGCCACAGGTGCAGCCTGTATGCCAGCTCTGGGCATTGCGCCGCAGCCGCGCGCAGCCTGTCGCGCTCGGCAATAGCCCTGGCACAGCCCGTCACCGCATATCTCCCAAGGAAATATTCGCGTAACCCCGGCCAACCCATTTGTTGCCATCCATCAGATTGTAGATTGCCGCGTTGTTAGCTTTCGGTATAAAAACAACGCTTTGCATTCGCGCATCCTCAACCGCCTCCGACGAGTAACCATACGGTTCAGAGTGCAAGTATCTCGAATTACGCGCCATCATCGTCCGCCTGTTCAGCCGGCTCGCCCGCCTCAAGCAGCCCAAGCTCGATAAACGCAGCCCGCACCATACAGCAGCCAGCCCACGCGTAGTCGCGCTCGCGACACCCAGCGGCATTGGAGCATTTTACAATCCCTGGCGCTGCCGCGAGGACACGACCCCTCCAGTCCAGCAACTCTTGTACTTCTTGTTTAGTAGCGCGAGCATCAAGTTCAACGTGAAGCCGTTCAACTTCCGCAGCAAGCAACCGGGCCGCCGACAGCGCCAACGCCTCGTCCATCGACGCACTCTCCCGGTCAGCCGGCCGCGCCGCGACCCACGCCAGCGCGTCGGCGATTCCCCGACTCATCGCGGCAACCACGTCGAGATTTCCGAGACGCCCGAGACGCGATTCGATGGCGCGAAAAACTCTTTTCTATATAGAGCCCTTTTTATACCCCCCCTCCTTTCCTCTCCCCCTCTCTCTTTTATATATTTTCTACTTTTATAAGAAAGATAGCGTCTCATTGCGTCTCACTCCTATCAAGCAATTGATTTCGTTCGATATTCATGATCGGAACATCGAGGCTCAAACCCGTCTCAACAGCGTCTCGTTCACCCCTTGATCGCGTCTCAAGTGACCTCCACGACCTCATCCGGCGAAGATCGACCCGTCCTGACGGACCCTTCCCGAACCATCCGAAATTCTCATCGCGTCTCACTTTCGACCCCTGATCGCGGCTTTTGAGCCGCGATGGCCGGTTTTTGAGCCGCGATACAATCTCCGATATTCTCATTTTTTCTCTCCTGAGACGCGATCGTTTTGGGCCTTTTTGAGACGCGATGAGACGCGATGAGACGCGTCTCAATGCACCCACCACGGTTCTTTTCGCTCCTCGTCACGCTGCAACGGGGCGTCATTCAGGTCCACTCCGCGAGGCTTCGCCTGCGTTACTGGCTTAATCCGTATCCCCTCATACATTCTTTTTTGAGCACCATTATCATCCCTTGGCCTCGTTAAATGAAGCCCTGGCATAACCGCCCGCAGGTTCCTCCCGAATATCTGTTTCGTCCCCGGCTTGTCCCTTCCCTGCTCCTCACACCACCAACACCATACCTTGTAAACATCATCTATTGATGCCGTATACCCATTTCCTAATTCACATCGATCACGCAAGAAAGAGCTGATGGGGCTCCCCAAATCAGCAAAGTCCTGTGATATCTCATTAGCCGATTCAGGCTGAACAAAGTACCCGCGCTTATATAGCCTCTTAAGACCCTCGACTCCCCAATTCAGGATACCGGGAAGCTCTTGCAACAATCTCCCCGTCAACTCATTATCTTCGCGCCCAAGGAACGACTGTTGCAACACCAGAATAACAAACCGGCTGGCGAGCGCACCGCTTGCATCCGCGATACCGGGTAGCTCGTTAGACAAGATCACAAGGCGAACTTGAAGCGTCCCGGTCCACGCCTCGCGGTACTTACGCGGTATCGTCAGCATGTCCTCGCCGGTTATCGACAGGACGCGCTCGGCGATAGCTACCTGATCCACCCGTCCGGAGAGGCGCGCGTCCGGAATGACGGCGAGGCGTTTTCCGAGCAGCGGCGCGAGGCCGAATTCCTTTTCTAGGCTCGACAGCACGGGAGAGACCGCATTCGCGCGCCCGATCAGTTGCGTCAGAACGCGGGCGATCGTGCCCTTGCCCGAGCGGGGCGGCCCGATTAGCAGAAACGCTTTCTGAAACCGGGTATCGCCCGTCAGCATCAGACCAAAAATCTCTTGCAGCGTCTCGATCGACGCCGGGTCCGATCCCCACAGTTCATCTAAGAACCGCAGCCACTCCACCGGCTCGGGCGCAGACGCATCAAACCCGAACTCAAGCGCATTGAGTGTGAAGAGAAGCGGCGAGTGCGGCAGCAGCCGCAGCGTCGGGAGATGCAGCAAGCCGTTCGTGCAGGCGATCAGCTCCTCCACCGGAACACCCGAGCCACCACCGTCAAGCCAGCATGGAGCGGCCGTAGTGTCGCCGAGATGCGCCACGGCGCGCAGTGCATCAAGCACGTTGCCAACAAGCTGGCGATCCGGCTTGACCGGGGTTGCCTTTCCTCTATCGTCAAGCTCAGTGCATAGGTCCAGGTAAGCGTAGAGCTGCGCCCGCAGCGTATCGTCGCTTATCTCGCGATAAGCCGACCCGGACCACGCAAAGAACATCTCGCGGTGATGGCGCAGGGTCATCGCGCACCCGCTCGTGTAATTGCGGGCAATGAACAACCGCGCGATAAGGTAGGGTGCCTCGGTATCAACGGCATCGCCGACCGGGGCCTCCACGCTCGGCGCCTCCGCAACCAGCGCTTCCGCAACCAGCGCTTCAAGCGCTTCCCGCGTACCGCCAGCCGCAAACCAATCCGCCACGTCTTCCTTGGGGCCGAGACCGGGCAGCGGCAGCACTTGGACACGAGCAGCGCCGGCAAGGGAGCGCGCGACGAGCGCGGCGTGATCGATGCCGGGTTTGTCGTTATCGGGCAGGATGATGACGGTGCGGCCGGCAAAGTGATCCCGAAACTCGGCGGGCCACTTGCCCGCGCCGCCGGGGTTGCACGTTGCGATGAACCCGAGCGCGCGGAGCGCCTCGACGCACTTCTCGCCCTCCGCGACGAACACTGTGGCGTCGTCAGACGCCAACAGCTCGGGTAGCCGGTACGGCACGAGCCGCACGCCATCCATGCAGCCCTTGTGCTCAAGCCAGCCGCCGTTACCGTCCGCCTTGCTCTGGGTGAACGTCTTGCGCGGCGCCCACCTGGTTACGCGGTAAAGCGGTGCGCCTTGCTCGTCCTGGTAATCCCAGGTGGCGACCCTGCGCTGTGGCTCGGTCGGCTTCTCGCGCCCCAGCTCGATCCCGAGCGTGTCGCGCAGCCAGTCGGTCGCGGCGGCAGCCGCCATCCCGCCCTCGATGGCGAGCATTTGCATCAGCCCGCCGCCAACCTTGCGCTCGAAATTGTAGTAGGCGCCCGCCTTTGCCCCGGCGATCTGCACCGACACGCTGCCGTTAGCGCCCCAGCGCAGCTCGTCGACGCTCGATAGCGTCGGGTTTTCCATTCCGAGCAGCGCTCGCGCAATCTCGACGGCGCGCCCGTTGAGTGAGCGCAGTGCCGCCTCCGAGACCCGCCCCTTGCGAGGCGTTTGCGCTACGGCTTGCGCCTCGTGCTGCTCCGGAGCGTCGTTGAGGTCAATCATCGGCACCGCCGGCGTGGCACGTCTCGGCGTAGTCGCAAAAGCGACACCGCCAGAAATCAGGCGTCTCGCTGATACGCGGCGGCAGCGGCCCGTTGTCGGAACTCAGGACCGCAACGGCGCGATCCGAGACGCGTTGCGCCTCAGCAAGATCAAACGGAACGACGTTCCACCACAATTCCTCAGTATCTGCGTTCTCCGCTCCAAACAGGCAGTGCGCAAAGTCTAAATAACCCATATAAAGATTTATCTGCGAATAGTACGTAGGCTTGCTCTCCTTGAGTCCCTTCTTTCGCAGGTCATTCCACGACTTATTGTTCAGGCACTTCAATTCCAACAGAAGCGGATACGGCAATGGTCGCGGACCCGCCGTCACGGCACCGTCGATATGCCCGGCTATACGCCCCCCGGCTTGGCTGAACCCGATCTGCCCGCCGTCCTTGCCACGATCCACGACGGTAAAGCCGGCGCGGCGCAGCCAGCGCACGAGCCTCTCCTCTGCGGCGTGACCGCGCGCCCAGATACGGCGCATGCGCCCCTCTGGGGGCTTAGCGGCGGCGCCGCGATACTGATAGACGATGCGACGCAAGCACGGCTCGCCGAGCATCGATGCGCCGAGATAGGTGCGCGCCGGGCGGCCCGCTTCTTCAGCGGCCAACCCTTCGTCGATCAGAGCGTTGATCTCGCCTGATATGTCAGTGGCGCCACCCGCTGTAAAAGACGGCCCCACGAGGGGGCCGCTTCCTGAGTTCAGATCGATCGCCATCAGAACGGTATCCCGTCCGACTTGGTTTGTTCTTGCATGCTGTCGCGACAGCCGTTCCAGATAGCCTCGATAACACCGTCCATTTCCGCTGGAGTGGCGTCGTTAAACGCATCGGCTCTGCCGATCTTGACAAGCTGCTCATAGAGGCGCACACGCGCGGCCTTGATCGCCTTGCGCTCCATCTGGGTCAGATTTTCAGTCATGCAATCCTGTCCTCCCCAGTCGTCAAGCAAGACGGCCAGGGCATCGTTGCAGGGATACGAGCAAGCCCGGCGTGTGTGCCGCCCGGGCGCGGAGTCAAAGACTCTCGCCTCACGGCCACACACCGGGCAGGGCCATGCTCTGCGGGGCCTATATCGCATCGAGCATGCCCCGTGCGGGGGTTGCTAGGGTCTAGGAAACCCTGGCAACCCTACCCTTGCGCCCAAAGTGGACGCGTTCCGGCCGCTGGCGCAGAGGCGGGTTGAGCCGCCCCGTTACCCCACGCCGGACGGCTCTGCTGTGGAGCAGCAGTCGATCGCGCAGCAACCGGACCACTCGGCCGAGCCTCCACTTCCTGGCCCGCCATAAGCGGTTGCCACTCCGGTTCGTTTGGCACGACGACGTGCGCTATCCGGTTCTTGTCGGGATATGTGCCGGTTCCCTTTTCGATGCCGATCCGGGCCGCAAACTCGATGCCGTCGAGATCCGAAAGGCCGCGCAGCTTTCGCTTCGCCTTGGTCTCTTCGCTCATGTCTTTCGGGTCAAGCCCGAGTGCGCTATCGACCATCGCGCGAAACATCGCCTTACTGATATTCCCCGACTTAGAGTTCCCCTTTTCGTCAACCTGCCCACCCGCCACGCTGGTGTTCTGGAATACGTGCCTCCGAGCGTATGGGCCGCTCAGCACTACGAAATCCCACTGGAGCATAACGACATCGGAAGTCGCGCTCTGCCGGTACAGCCCGGCGTCAACAGGGTCGGCGTCAACAAGATTGTGGCCGCCCGGCTTCAGCGCAGCCTTCACTTTAACAAACGTCCCGTCTGGGATCAAGGCTCCCACGTCACGCTGTTCCGATACGTCGTTCAGATCGATAGTCATAGCACAATTCTCCTTTATGCGCTCTGTGGTAGTGATGTTGTGAGCCGCTCGGCCACTGATCGAGATGGCCGATTGATCTTTTCAATCAGTCTCCCGAGATGCGGCTCCTCGATCATTTCGAGATTGCCGGACCTATCCTTAGCAGGCAGCCCCCACGAGTTTGGAGAGCGGCAAACAAGCGCGCGATGCTCCCCCTTCCCCGGCGCGTGTTGCCAGCCGGCATCCCCAAGGTCAAACATGGACATCGAAACTACTTGATCCACGACAAAGGGCAGCTCTGCCCCTGTCTTTGCCCCTTCTGTTTGCGGCTCCCATGTCTCGCGTCCGAAATCGTCGGTCTTACGATCGAGACCGCCGACAAAGATCGCGTTCTTGCCCGGAGCGTGCTGAATATGCTTCAACAGCCGGATCATCTCGCGACCCATCAGCCCATACGCGCCGCGTATATCGGGCTTGCCGCTGCGTTCGCTGAAGGCGGCCGGTTGCCTTTCCGCCCACGCCATGCAAAGCCGCGTTAAATCGGAAATCGAGTCCACGAACACAGTTCGATATCGCGTCACATCGATTGCGGCGCCGTACTGCCCAGCCACATAGCCATAATGCTGCTCCGAATAGGTATCCTCGGGTGTCCGTGACGGATCGGGTCCGCCGACTAGGCAAGCGATATCGACAGCATCGAGCCATGACCGGATCGGGATACTAGCTCCGCGCCACCCTTGAACCGACTTCATGCCGGCCTCCAGGTCCAGGCAAAGCGTGTCGTCCGCCGGCAACGTGTGCAGCAACGACGTTTTCCCAACACCAGCTAGACCGAAGATCGCCATGGTGACCTTATTAGCGGCTTCACTGAGGCGCTCATCAGCGGTTATCAACTTGAGGGCCATAGCGGCACCTCCACAGGAACAATCATCTCACTCTCCGTTTGCGCTTCTCGCATTTTGCGCTAAAGAGTAACCAGGGCCGGCGCACCGGAGAGAGAAAACCGTTGACAGTCTTACGAGCTGCCACGACCCTGGCCTGTATCTACAAATTCAAATTTACACCGGAATCATTGCGCCACTCCCACGCGGGGGCTTTGATCTTAGTTTTTCTATAAGCCTGCCACCCGGACTGACAAAACTTGTACCACGCGTCTCTGGCAGAAGGGGCGGCTATGATAATATTGGACGATAGCATGGGAAGCCAATATTCTCCATATACAGGAATCTCAACGCCAGAGCGTCTGTCCGCTTTTCCTGGTCTTCCAACCACTACTGTCTTCCCAATACCCGATGCATATCCCATTTCCCATAATGTCCCGGCCGGCACTGTATCGATATCTGGGAGCCAAGAAAAAATGATATCAGATTTTCTAATAGCGGCCTTACAGGCGTCAATAAGATTATCAAAATTACAGCACGCGCAGGCAATGCCCTCACCATGAGATGCTAATCCGTGCGCGTTTGCAGACGTGTCAACTCGCCACGGTCCCGTAACGTCAAATCCATATATTAAGCCGCGCTTAACGCGCACAAAATCATAAGTCGAATCAGTGAATCTTTTACTCCAGTCTTTCACTTCCGCGTCAGCGTGATCTTGGATCAAGCTGTCTCTCCAAGGAAGCGTGAACGTGCCGGCAAGATAAACCCCAACGCCGTCAGTAAGCGGGTCAACATTGCTCTTTGCGCTTAGAAACGCGTGGCACGGATCGCAGATCGCCATTAAATCGTCTAATGGTTCATGCCCCACGTTAGCGTAAGTCACATGATGAACTGCGTCCATTTTGTTAGACCAGCAGCGTTCGCACCATCCCTTTGAGCGCTCTCGTATGGCTTCACGCCGCATAGCCCACTCTCGGGACGCGAGATATCTCTGGTAATCAGTCCGAGCCATAGGGTTCCTTATTCTATAGCGGTTCACGGTGTTCCCGTTTCCCTCCGCACCGCCGGCAAATACACTCCTAGATCAGACCGCACTCCGTAGATCGTGCTCTTTGCGAGCACGACCGCCGCCTCGACACGGCATTGGACGACGCGTCCACGGCTTAGCCAATAACTCTCAATCCGCTTTGCCAGCTCTCTGTTACCGCGCTCGGTAAGATTGTTGTAGTACGAGCTTTCAAGCATTGTTAAATACCTATTGCTTTCTTACATATTTGGAACACATTCGGCGGCTCACCCGGCAAAGAATCATCAATCGGCGCAAGCCCAGCCTTCGTGCGGATCGCCACCTCGCGCTCGCCGCACACTTCCAGCGCCGCATACCGAATGCCGATCGGCGCATCGCGCAGCCATTTGCGGCACTCGGCCTCTACGTATCGGACCATGCGCTCGCCGTGCTCCACGCTGGTGAAGTGGTTCAGCGTCGCGATGAAGTCGTGAACACGATCTCCGTATACCGGGTCGGCGCACAGCTTTTGGCGATCAGCGCGTTTCTGCTTCTTGTAGCTGGCAAGGAGCTGCTGGTTCTCCTTGAGTGCGTCGTCTAGTGTTGGCATCACGCAATTCTCCGATTACGGACGCGCGGCAGATCACGTTCGACCATCCGCTCGATCATGGCGCGCCGTATTGGACTCCAGCCGAGTGTGCTGTGCAGTTCGATAGCTATCGCCTCCATGCGCTTGCGCAGCTCAGGCTGTCCGCGCCAGTAGTCGAGCGTGGCGTCGATGTCGGCGAGATCGTCGGCGGTCATCACCGCCTCCACATCACCAAACCGCCGCCGCTGAACCCCAGCAGCACGTCGATCACCACGAGCAGCGCAATCACAACGAACACCACCTGAATGATCGTCGGGAACGGGTGCGGCAATGGCAGGAGCGTTAACACCCACCACAGCACGCCTAGGATCAGGAAGATAATGATGAGGCTGATAAGCAGGCTGATCATGGCGCATCCCCTCGCTCGCGCGGTCGAAACATCGGCGGCAGCTTCTTGCCCGCGCGCAATTCCTCGCGACACAGCGCGATGTACTCGTAGTAGACATTATGTGAATCTAGTTCGTCCCAATTATCTGGAATTGGCACATTTGCATGACTTGATGTCGTCATAGAAGTATCCCCTGCCCAGTGACGGGGTGGAAACGGCGATGTTGTTTGCGAGCGTTACAAGAGCGACACGCAGCAACGATGTTATCGATTGCGTGCGCCCCGCCACCAGCAAGAGGTATAACGTGGTCGAGCGTTGGCTTATTAGTTTTCGACCAGGGTTTTTTGCACCAATGACAACACGGAGAATTGGCAAAAAGGAACTTTGTCTCCGATAACGTCAGCTCATTGCGTGGCGCTGAGTTTTTTCGAGCGCGGTAACGCCTAACACACGCTCTCCCCATCTCTGGGTGTGCTTTAGCATATTCCCTTACGTACTCTATCACTTTCATAGAATTTTGCTTATAGTATAACTTGGATACAGCAATTAGCTCTTCTCTATTTAATAAATAATATTCTTTGCTATAAGCACGTATTTTCTCTGGATTTGCTTCCCGATAGGTACGTTGATAAGCTAGCAAGTTATCTTTATTATCCTCGTAATATAGTTTTTGCTGACCCCTCACCACGGCACGGTTAGCTAGGTAATATTCCTTTCTCCTAGCACTTATTTTCTCACGGTTAGCATTGCGATATTCTTTTTCCTGAGCAAGTATTTTTTCTCGATTTGACTCGTAACGTGCTTTTTCTACTGCGCGTTTTTTGTCTCTATTGGCAGCATAATATGCTTTGTCTCTGGCACGTTTTGTCTGCTTCCGCAGATCATCCCGCGCGCTCCAATCGTCGCGTAGCGGCACAGTGGCATCGCGATGCTCGGTCATTGTACATTCGCCTTCTGCGCATCCAGCTCGCCAAGCCGGGCATAGCCGCCGATATCTCGAAAATGATCCGGCGAGCCGCCGCAGCCGGCGGCAACAATGCGGCCGATCTTTCCGGCGATATGGTCTAGCGCCTCGCGCTGCGTGAAGGACAACTCAGCCCATTCTGAACTTTCGCGCATCGCGTAGCGGATCACTTGCGCCACACGCGCATTGACCCTGAAATCGCCATGTGTCTTCTGGCGCTCGGCTATTAGATCGTCGGGTGTCATTCAGCACCTTCGTTGGAAGCGGCGGCGAGCGCCTTCAGCGCCCCGCGCCGTATCGCCTGGGTTGACGGCGACTCGTCAGAAACTTTTTTGATCGGCACATGATGCCGGCTTAGCACGGCAAGAAACTCATCGAGCGTTTCGACAATCTCGACATAGCCACCGGCTAGTCTCAGTCGCTCATGGACCGCAAGCTGTCGGCGCTCATGCTCTGTATAATTGCCGGTGCGTGCTTTCCTGGCCTTCCAGCCGAGCGGCTTGATTTCGAGGTAAATAGGGGTTCCGTAGGCGAGGACATGCCAATCGGTCATGCCGCCAAGGACGCCCATGTTCGCTCCTTTTATCCGAGCTGCGGCGCTCGCCTGCTCGTTTCTCACATGAATCGGCACGACACCTTTGCCGAATCCGAACTTGTGCTCGTAGTCGGCGATCTGCCGATGTATCTGGGTTTCGGTCGGTGCCGGAGCTTTGCGCGTCCTAGCCTTCCGCGTCCTCGCTACCACCATCCGGCAACCCGCGTCTCAACGTGAGTAGCCGGCCTGAACACGCGCCCCAGATTGTCACCGGGGTCGATGTCATAATCTGCGTAGGACGCACCGTTGAGCGTAAACTTCGGGCCCGCCTTACGCGCGGCCCGTTTTTGGGCCAGTGCTGCACTGGCCTTCTCTATCGACGAGCTTGCGCGCTTGCGTGCGCAAGCTTCGGAACAGCAGCGGCGTTGCCACCAACTGTTTCTTGGCTCCCCCTCTCGTTGCGGTACTAGCCCTCCGCAACTCGTGCAGGGCTCGTGCTCTCGCGCCTTGCTCTCGGCGTTCCGGGTATTGCAGGACGCGATATATCGACCCAAACATTCCTTGGAGCAGCACTTACGCCGTAGCCAATAGTAGGCCCCCTCACCGGGGTTCCTGGGTACAGGATTGGGGCATCCCGTGTTAGCGCAGGGCGGGTGCGTGACCTGCTCGCGCTCGCGATTGATGCCTGTCAGGCTCTCAATGGCGCGCGATATATTCGGATTGTAGAGCGGGCTGCCAGCGGCGCTCATCTCTCGGCCCCCACCATAATCAGCGCGTGCAGCCTGTCGTGACACGGCCTGGAGCAGGTTTTCCGATCCTGCCACCGAGATGGTTTTTCGTTATCCCGCTTGACGACCGGAGCATCGCAGACAGGGCATAAGGGGTGCTCGGGTGAAGGCGCCTGTGGCGCGGCAATCATGTCAGCCACAGCACCACACTCACGATGCCGGCCCATATCACCGCCGACAGAGCGATGCCTGCTGCAAGGCCGCTAACGACTAAGTGCGTCTCATACGCATTACCGATCATCATGCGACGTGCTCCACCGGGGTAGGTTGCTTTGCGTTTTCGGCGGCCAGGGCGGCGCCCATGACTTCCGCCATCGTCCTGTGCTCGCGGAAAGCCCAACTTTCACCCGGCGGCACGTCGCGAGCGGCTTGCGGGTGCGTCTGCGTGAGCTGCGCTGGCTGGGCGGTCATGAGCCTTGCTCAGCCAGATATTGCAGCGCTTGTTCTCGCATCTCCTCCCAGTCGTCTGAGAGATGCGCGGATGGCGGCCAGTACGCCGCAGCATGGATCGGGCAGCCGCTCGTTTCGACACGCCCGCCGTCATCGGACGGTCGGCACACGCAGCTAAGCTGCCGCCTAGTCTCCTCGCGAAGCTCGGCTAGCCGGCGGCTGATGGTTTCGGCGTCATCGGCAGCTCTCGTGCTCATGCGTCACACTTTGTACGGTTTCGTACCAACTGGAAAAGATGGACGTTTTTAGATTTTAGGTATTGATACAACCGACGCTTTTCGCGTATGCTCTCGGTCATGGTCCCACTCATTATTTTTCAGACCGCCGTGGCGGCACGCCTGACGCAATGCGGCACGCCGTCGAGGGTCTCGATAAATTCCCGGTGCTCCAGCGGCGGCGTAAGGTTTTGCCCTGCGCGGAAAATCTCAGCGAGTCTGCGCCCCGGCACGGTCCCGCGAGACCGCCAGCCGCCGACCACACTTGGCGTGATTGCGAGCGGCCGAGCCAGAGCGGCGATGCCGCCAAATCGACCGATGAGGTACTCTGCTTGCGTCATGCGCGTAATCTATACGCAAAACGCGTAGGCAGTCAACGTGGAAAACGTCTATTTTTTGGAGAATTTTACAGCCAACGACAGAATTTCAGAAGGCGGGCTTGATTTGAGCGCTGGTGAGCGGCTGCGCGAGATGGTGCGCCGCGCTGGATTGACTTATGAGGATTTTGCGCACGCTATAGGCAGGCGCGGCGGGTCGAGTGTGCAGCGCTACATGGCCCCGGAGCGCAACAGCATCCCTATAGAGATGGTCGAGAGAATCGCATCGGCTTTGGTCGGCCGGGGGCGGCCTGCCATAACTCGCGAGGAGGTATTCGCACTAACTAATTTGCAAATCTACATATCCGGTAGGGCAAAAATGCCGGAAAGTCCAGAAATCGAAGTTGCTGGACAGCGTAGATCCATTTACTCTGAACGTGATTTGCCGGTTTGCGGGCAGCCTTCGGGGCGAGGCGATGAGTACGTGTTTACAGAAGCGCTTTCCTTGGTCCCCAGGCCAGCCGATCTCGTGAGTGTTCGCGACGCCTACGCTGTCTATTGCCACGCCGACACAATGGCGCCGCGCTATCGCCCTGGCGAACTCCTTTATATAGACCCGGTTCGCCCGGTCGCGCCCGGCGACGACGTGATCGTGCAGCTTGCGGACGGCACCGGATTCGTCCGCGAGCTTGTCCGCCAGACAGCGCGTACGGTGGTCTGCCGGCAGCACAATCCGCCGCAGGAGCACACCTACCCGATCACGCGTGTGCGCTCGGTACACCTTATAATAATGGCAACCCGCGTCCGCGTCTAAGCGCGTAGGGAAAAACGCGTATGCCATACGCATTTCGCGTTGACGCGGAAAGCGTAGGCGCGTAGTCTCGCCCCGTAGCCAAGCTCATTGGCAGGGAGAGAGACATGACCGACACCGCACCACCACCCACCCCGGCAACCGCGCTGGCTGACGCGCGGCGGGCGGTCGCCAACATCCGAGCCGCACTGCTTTGCGGCCAAAACAGAGTCATCGGCGAGCAGATCAACCGCGTTGATGCGGCGCTGACCGCGCTGGAGCGGGAGCGGGGATTATGAGCGCGTTACGCAAGGTGACGTGGCTCTGCGCGGTGATATCGCCGATGCTGACGACGGATATCGTTACACCGTATCGATACGCCCCCGTAATGGGTGTCACGAATAGCACCGCTGGTCGGTTTGCGTTCGCTGCGCCTCCTGATTGCTGCTCGCCAGCGCCACCGCAGCCCGGCACCGAGGCGCCGCCGGAAAAGCCTGCTCCCGATCCCGTGAAGGTGCCGCAATGACCGAGAAGATTAACGCCTTTTGGTTCGCTTCCAGCGACAGGCTCCCGCATGGTGACAGCCGCGAAATTGCCATCGGCAAAAGACACTCATTGCGCGGCGAGATAATAATATGTGAGCACGCGCTCCATGCCTCGCGTGATCCGTTTGATGCGCTTTCCTATTCGTCTGGGCCGTACCTGTACAAGGTACGGTGTTGGGGTGATGTTGTAGAACAAATCGACAAGCTCGGTGCGCGGAATCGTGAATATGTAGCGATGATGGACGCAACGAATATGCTTTTGCAGTTTGCACGAGAGCAAGCATTATCAGTTGTCCATCTCTGGGATGCACCAGAAATAGTAAAAGCATACTTGGAAACAGGCAACGAAGATATTAAGGAAGCCGCCATGGGCGCCGCCGTGGGCGCCACCAGGGAAACGCCCACGGAAGCGTCCACGGCAGCATCCACGGCAGCGGCCTGGGCGGCTTCCAGGGCAACATCCGTGACAGCGGCCTGGGAAGCATGCTGGGCAGCATCCAAGGCAACGGCCTGGGCAGCATCTAGGGCAATGGTCTGGGAAACGGCCTGGGAAACGGCCAGGGAAACGGCCAGAAATAAATTTAACGAGCTAACAGCGGCGCTGTTTACGAAGACGCCGCAATGACCGTTCCCGATTTCCTCGTCTTAGCTTACTCCGCGCAGCTAATCGAGCGCGGTATGGCTGGTGTCGCTGGTCTCCTTGAAGGTGCAACTCACTGCCACCTGCCCACCAGCCAGCGCGGCGCACTCGCTGATGCGCGGGCGCAGGCGATCGTGCAGCGGGACAGGATCAATTTGTTAATTGTCGAATTGGGAGGTGAGTGATGGCTCCTACCAACACTGCCGCTCTTCCCGATGACGAAAGCGAACTCTGTGCTCTGCGTGACTGGCACCTAAAACAACTCGAAGCGATCGAGGCTGCGTTAGACGAGATCGAGGCCGCCTCCTCGTTCGCCGAGAGGCGGGAATTATGGCGAGATTATCATCAATCGGTTTTGTAGGGAGGTGATGCATGCCCCGCTACTTCATGCGGATCACGACTGATGGCGTCGAGATATACGACTCGGCAACTGGGGATGCTAATGACGCCGAAATTGCCGTTGGCCCCAATGGAAAGCTGGAGCGCATGTCATGGGACAGGGCAAACCAGATTGTGTATGAAATGAACCGCGCAGAACATGAGAAGAACAACTTCTCGTTCCTCAGCCCCGCGCCGCCAACCCCATGCCCGGATTGCGTGCGATATCGCGCTGCGCTGAACGCGGTTCTCTGCGAGCCGGATGCCGGACGCGTCCGGTTTATTATTAATGACGCGCTGGATGCGCCAGGAGGTGGGTAATGGATGAAAAGAACATCCAAATAGGCGCGGCTATCATTGAGCGCATCGGTTGGGAAAAAGACATGCGAGAAGATGCGGCGCCAGATACGCCGGAAAGGTTTACCGCAACTCTCATTTTTCCGAACGGTCCACCTGATCTGCCGTTTTCAATTATCTTTGACGCAATCCCGGTTCGCCTAGTCCCGGTTGGCGAGCCATGACCCCGATCGATCCCGCGCTGACGATTTGCGTAGCTCACGAACGCAGGCGCCATGCCCCGCTCCCGCCGATCCGTGATCTCGCTGACGATGCGCTCGCGATCGTGCGCGCGGAGGAATCGCGGCGGGCGTCAAACGCCTCGCCACAGGAGATCAGCGATGCCGTTTGACAGAGACGCGGAGCGGCTGGCGCAGATACAGCGTGTACACTCTCACCGCGTGGCCCATCCCCGCGAAGATGAGCCTGAGCTGTTTTTCCTGCTGAGGAAAATCGCCGATCGCGACACCGCACTGCGCGAGGCGCAATCGGAGAGCCGCAAGCTGCGCGACTTGCTGCAAAGTGCGGCTGACGAGCGGGATAAATGGTTTTATTTGGCGCAGCATCGCAAGGATGAACTAATAGACATTCGCGCCCGCTTGCGCAAGGAGGAAAAGCAAATGACAACATTCGGATTGGTTGATCGCACTTACGCGAGAGGCAAGGCGGAAGGCGCCGCCGCCGAGCGCGCCGCGATCGTGGCGTGGTTGCGGTATCAGGCCGAGACAGCCGATGGCTGGATACCAGACCTTGTGCGCGCAGCCGATGCCATAGAGAACGGCGAGCACCATAAACCCGAGCCGGCTTAGCGGAAGGATGGCGGCTAAGCCCTTGATGCGACTAACGCACGGGTAGAACGTATCGTGAATTGTTTTACGTGAAATCGTACAGCGTGGAACGTGTAAATTGTCCTCGCGCCGGCTGATCCAGCCGCGGCTCCCTGAATGGAGACAAACATGACAGAAGACGAGTTCAACGCCGCGACGCTGCGTGTCGCCCGCGACTTCATCGATCTCTACGCCGCGTACTGCAAGAGCTACCCGAAACAGCTCGTGTTGTCAGCGATAGCTGGAGCGATTGCCTCACTCGCCGTTGCGCATGGATTCTCGCAGGAAAGCGTGGTCGCAGCGATCAACCACTGCTTTCGGGAGATCGCAGATCCGCCAGAAGCCCAGGAGGCACCAAACAGCCGGGCGCATTAGGTTGCTAGATACCGCTGGACCGATGACCACGACATCCGTGCGTCCTGGGCAAGCAACCGTTGGTCAAGCGCTTGCGCGCGCTCTCACCGTCGCGTCGGCAATTTTGACTACCAAGCTGTTAATATGGTTCGTATTTTACGAGCCTCCCCAACCGTGGTGGTTTGATGGGGTAGCCGGCGCTTTTATAGGCGGATACGTCTGCGCTAGGTGGCCGTTGCAGGCCCCCAATAGCCCGGCTCGTCCGGCTTCGGACCCCAGAAACTGATCCAGAATCGCCCACCGCTCCGCTCCCAGGCTGCGAGCCGAGCGCGCCATTGTGAGGAGTCGTCATGAAATATGTAATTTTTGTCCTCATGGCGAACGCTGGAGCCAGTCTGGTGATTCTTGTCGTGATTTTTATTTGGGCATACTACGAAATTACCAGAAATCTGGTAGGCATGATTGCGGGATATTTTATCCTGCTTGCAGTGATCTGCTTGCTTTGTTCCATCCTGTGGAACACCGGATCTCGCGGATGAAACACGCCCTGGCCAGCGCGGAACATAGGCTTCCGCAAGCTGATAGCGGTATCGGCCGACGCCTTTACGACCCCGGTGAAACACGCCGAGATCGGCCATCGATTTCAGATAACGGCACACTGTCGCCAGCGACATGCGGGCGTCGTCTGCGAGCTGGCGCATCGACGGCCAGCACCGCCCGTCACGGTCGGCGTAGCGCGCGAGGCACATCAGGAGCCAGCGGTGTTGCGGCGTGGGAAGATCGCGGTAGGCCGCGTGCGGGACGGCGACGGTGGCGAATGGCATGCTCTATCCTTACGGGTAGGCAAAACCGTCCCTGTGGCAAGAAAAGGGGCTTGCGATCAGCGGCGATGTGTGGGAAGCTCTTTTTCGCCAGAAATCGAGCTTCTTTTCAGCAGCCGATACAGCCCGTCCCTCTCGCCAGAGGGGCGGGTTTGCTGTTTCTGGGTCTCTCTCTCGGCAGTCTCCCGAGATTGCGCGCGGGATTGCGCGCAGCGCGCATGGTCGCGCAAAAATGCTCTCAGGGCAAGGTAGGTGAGCGATGACAACCAACATTCGCCGTATCGACAGCTTACCGCGCGCCGTCTACACAGGGACGGACGAGCCGATCAAGATTAAAGATCCGATCTATCCTCGCACTAACGAAATTCGCAGAGGGTCACGCCTAAAATTCTATGGGCATTCTGTTGAGAACCCTCAACTGTGGACAGTCGAGGACATCATAAGCATCTCAAAAGACGAGCGCGGCGAATGGCTGAAGCATTCAGTGACCCCGGCGAGAACGCTACGAGATATTGTGGTGCTTCGTTGTGATAAACCGTGGAAGCGAACCTCTCTGACGCTCAAGTGGATTGTTACGTCGGCCGCATGGAGATTGGATGTCAAGTCATGACCAACAACAAGATCATCGAGGCTGTGGCACGGGCGCTCTGTACCGCTAATGGAATGGCCGTGGAGGCGCCTGTTAGTGAGGGGCCTCTAAGCGGACAGCCGCAATGGCGGCTATTCGAGGATGAGGCGCGCGCTGCGATCGAGGCTTACGAGGCGGAGATCGTCGCCGCCCTGACGCGCGGCTAATCCTTTCCGCCCAGCTCCGACTTGATTTCCGCCTCAGAATGAGTCGTGAAATACCATAGCGCCACGGCGGCTGGTCCCGTAAGCGTGCTGGCGATGATCAATATCATCAGCCACATGCCTTCGCGGCTGATGCGTCTGCGGTGCCCTGGCTCGATAGGGTTGTCGTCCTCCAGCCGATCGTTCACAGCGCTAGGTCCACCAGCACCCGCAACACGCGCTTCGCCAGTTCGACATTCCGTGCCGTCGCGACCGGATCAGCGCACAAATTCGGCAACCGCGCCTTGACGCGCTCTATCGCGCAGGCTGCCACGACGCGCTCCTCTGTGGTGCTGGTAGTGACTGTCGAGCAGCCGGCGAGCGCTAGGGCGGCGACGGCAATAAGCGTGCGCGTCACGGTTTGTCCTCTCTCTCTGGATTGTTGATCGCGATAGCGACGGGCTGCTCCTGGTTGCCGTTGCCGGGCTTAGTCGCGGCTGCGGCAAGCGCGGCATCTTTGCCCTGTGACCCGGAGCTGCTCCCCGTCCAGAAATTAACGGTGGTGGTCGCGTTCGCGATCACCGCCCCGACTACCAGAAGCAGGATGCTCGTGTCACGCAGGAAGAAAGCGACAATCACGGTCCCGGCGAATATGAGCTGGGACAGTACGGACACGCCGATCTGCCCATAGACCGAGATATTTTTTTGGTCCATTCCAATCAACTCTTCAGCTCGTCCGGCACCTTGCCGCCGTTTTCGGCGAGCTTGCGCATGACCTCCTTGTGCAGCCAGACGTTCATCTCCGCTGAATCCCGCACGCTGCCGGTGTAGCCAAGCTCACGCGCCAGCTCGCGGCGAGCGTTGAAGCTGCTGTCGAGATCGAGCAGCTTCATCAGATCGACGATCGAGCCGCGCCAATATAGCTTTTCGCTGCGGTTGAACGCCTTGGCATCGAGATCGGCGGCGACATCGAAGGCACTCGGCGGATCGCCGAAAATCTTATCGAGGATCAGCTTTAGGATGCTCATGATTGTCTCCGTTTTAGGGTTGCACGGTATAAAAACAATGATATATTGTCAGTGTCATCAACACTAGGAACGACAGAATGTCGGAACAGTATCAGGGTGAGGATTTTGCTTCGTATATCGAAGGCCAGCGCACCGAGCTAAGGGAGGCGCGGAGAAGTGCTGTGATGGCTCGTAAGCAGATGATTGCGGAGATGGACGCCGAGATCGCAAGACTCGATAGCGAGTTCGCCGCGATCGACGCCTACGAGCGTATTAAGAGCGGCAAGATGGCACCGCAGCACACACAGCGTCGAGATGGTCGCGTACCACACGGCAGCCGGCGCGTAGCGATCATGCGGGTTCTCGGCAACGCGCCGGACGGCATGACGCGAGCAGAATTGCTTGAAGCGCTTGGCGTCATGGGGGATAAGCGCGTAGAGAACATCGTCTCTAACGCGATGGACGGTCTCAAGAAACGCGGGATACTCTACCGCAGCGAAGACGGCCGATGGTACTCGACGCAGGTTCAGCAAGACGAGCGCCAGGAGGCGGAATAGGGTATAGTGAGGTTGCTGTGGCGGCGCGTGGTTCGCTCGATCGAGCGTTGATGCTGAGAAGCGGAGACGGGTGTGATCCGGGGCGACGGTACAGACACACCAGCGACTAAGCCCATCGAGCCCCGCAGCACTGAGCGAGGAGAGAGTTCTGGAGCATCAGCCGTCGTGATGCTCGCGGCCAAAGCTTAGCTCTCATAAAGATCACGGCACCCTCGCGCAGAGCAGCCGCCTCCGGGCGGCTGTTTCTGTCTCAGGTCGGATATTCCTTGCGATAGGCAAGCCACGTCGCACGCGAGCGCGGACCCCAATCGCCGTCTGCCGGCCCGGTATCAAAACCAAATGCCGTCAGCTCTCGCTGCGCTTTCTTCGCGGCTCGCGCTAGGCTGGCGAGGGCTTTCACCAGTTTTTCAGGTGGCGGTGATTGCGGCTCTGCTGGCAGCGCGCTCAGATACAGTGCGCGCTCTTCTTCTCGGCGCCGCACTAGCCCCTTGATGACTTTGCCGCCAGCCCTGTTCCAGGAACGGAAGGCATCGGCGGCGCTCGCGTAATCGCCAGCCTTGTGATGTCGAGCGACGCTGGAATTTCGGAACCCGTTCCCTTCGTTTTTCGGCGTGTCAGGATTGTCGAACTTACCGCCGCCGATATTCCAGGCCAGCGATACCATCGCATCAAACTGCGCCTGCGTGACCGGAGCGTGACCGATTGCTTCCATCACCGCCGGCTCGAACTCGTTTGCCAATCGAGTGACTAAACGTTCTTCGGCTTCCTGTTTAGTGATTTCCATCCCAGAGTGAACATTCTTTGTATCGCCGTATCCGATTGTCCAGACTGGCGGGTTGGCAATCTGGTCAAGATAAGCCGTTAGCTCACACCCTTCGTTGCGGCGGATCATATTGAGTCCGATAGAGCTTGTTTTCATGTTTGTCTCTTGCTAAAATTCGAGACGGTTGTCTGGAGCCAACCCGACTGTCTCTGACCAACTTCGCCCCGGAGTAAGCGACGATGGATACTCGTAAACCACGTCAAAAAGTTATTATCGGCCAGAGATACGGTCGATGGACAATAATTTCTCGCGCGGAATCAGTTTTACGGTCAGATGGATACAAGAAGCCGTATTGGCTTTGTGAATGCGGATGTGGAGTCCGGAGAATAGTTTCCGAAGAGAGTTTCCGTTATGGGAGATCAAGTAGTTGTGGTTGCCTTCATCGAGAGTCGGTAACAAAACACGGTCAAAGTAACTCTTATCTTTATAAGAGCTGGTTCTGCATGAAACAACGATGCTGTAATCCAAGATCAGATCAGTACAAAGACTACGGCGGAAGGGGAATAAAGATATGCGATGCCTGGATAGCAAGTTTCCAGGCATTTGCTGACGACATGGGGCCACGCCCAAGGGGCCACACTTTAGACAGGATGGATGTTAATGGAGATTATAATAAAGAGAATTGCCGATGGGCTACGCCGCGAATGCAATCTGGGAATACTCGAACAAACAGATGGTTAGAATGGAGGGGGCAGAAAATGATACTCCAAGACGCCGCACGAATCTCAGGAATAGGGAAGGGGACTATAAGGCAGCGCTTATCATTGGGGTGGTCGGTTGAGGACGCTCTGGAGACGCCGGTAATGAGGTGATATTTTAGTGTCTTCTAGTTATTTTTATCCCAATAGGATATTGCACCGTCCGATACACCTCCCCGGTGTAGGTCATTTCACGGACTGACACAGAGCCGGTCTCGATGTCGGCGGCTTGCGCGCCCCTGATTTCGCTATAATCGGTGAGATCGACCACCATGTGCGCGGCATCTATTGGCTGCATCACGGCGCCACTCCCCGCTGTATTGGGCCATGCAAATCTTGGATTGGAGACCGCGCGTGCCGCGCAATGACATCTCTCAGATCACGCGGCAGAAACGGCTTTTTAAGGACGGCGACGAACAGATTATCATCGGCGGTGAGACGGCTTCCCGTCATCCCGACGAGAGGAGTATGACAAAACGGCTCGGGTAGCAATTTGACGCGACTCGCGAGAGTATTTCCGTCTATACCAGTGAGCCTGATGTCTATCAACGCCATTGCGTAGTACACGCTTCTCATTTTGTACAGGGCGGTCAATCCATCGATCGAGTAATCTGCATAATACCCCTCATCACGAACAGCCTCCACTAGCCATTCAACGATTTCAGGCATGTCATCGACAATGAGGATCATTCGCTGCCGTGCCTCGATCGCATTGTGCGCCAGATTTCGGCAATCGTTTCTTGAAACTCCCGGCGCCGTGGATATTCTGACATTTGCGCCGCTATCGCACGGACATCATCAGAGCATTCCTTTCGTCCCTCGCGCATCTCCTGACGGCTTTCTCTAAGCTCCTGTCGCGTATCTGAGACTTGCCGCTCTATATTTGATAGCTTAGAGCCGATATAGTCATCTCTAGCTACGAATTTTTCGTCTATCGCGCGACGGCGTTCATTCGCATTATACACAAACCACGCCACTATAAACGGCACGGAGGCTGTCATTATAAGCTGGATAAGGCGCAGGAAATCCCAACTCTCAACCATTTGTGTCGGCATCAGACTACCGTGGCGTGTGGCGGCGGAACTAACCTATTTTCGATGTTAGCCATCGCTCGTCTCCATGTGATCGGGCGGTGGTAGGTCCGGCCGGTCCACTGCTACTACGCTACTCGATCGTCGGGTGGTCGCAGTCGATGCCCCACTTCGATTTCGCCGAAAACGAGGCCGCCGTAAGCCCGGTGCGGGCATTCACCTCGGTGATCGGGGCGTCCAGATCACCGCGCGCAGCAAGTGCGCGAGCCCAGCACATAATCATTCGGTCCTGGGTAATATACGTATCTTCCACCGCCCCGCCCGCGACATACCCGCTCGCAGGATTGGCTTGAGGCCGCATGACCCAAGCGTTCCCCGCCGATGCGGTCGCCACCGGGATCACTGCCCCGCCCGGCGTGCAGGCCAGCCCCGAAATGTTTAATCCGCTAGGACTGCGAATATAAAACCATCGCGAACCACCACACGCATTCCCAGCGTCATCAGGCTTAAACTCGGGAGGCCCGCTGTACGTTGTCCCTGGCATAGCTGTTATAAACACCGGCGATGATATCATGATCGGGTCATTGTCGCTCATGTTCATATCAGTCCACATGGAACTGAAGGTGGCGGCAGCGCTGCCGCCTCCAGTAAATGCCAGCGTCCGGCTTCCACCAAACCCGCCAATCCCAACATCATTAAAAGATGTCGCAAAAGCTGTCTGCCACGCTCCGTTCCATGTGGTTTGAATCAACGCGGCTGAGTAAGGGTTCGCGAAGTTACTGTGATACTCTATTGCGCAGTAGAAGGGGCTTATCCATGACCCACCATAGCAACCAGTCTGCCAATTTGTCGTCCTGGTAACAAGATCATCAAATCTAGCATCGCGGGTCATACCCTTGCCCCACAGCCACGCGACAGTTCCCCATCGTGTCGTCAGACCATCGGCGCCTTGAGAGTTCAGGTCCATCGATCCAATCGTATCCTGCCCTGCCGATTGGATCGCTTGCACGTCTTCCCAGAAATCCAAGTTCTCCATCAGGTAGTCTTCAATCAATCCCTTCTCAGGGTTTGCCGAGCTACCCATAACAGACGCACTTATAACGCCCTTTAGAGCGCCGGGTGTACGCGCATCCGATCCGAAGATATACGTGGCATAATAAATCCTCCCGGTCCCGCCGATCTGCTTTATCCGACCCGAAGTGAAGCCGTTATCAGGGTATGCGGTATAGGCAACAACTGTAGTGTTGGCGTCTATATACAGTCCGTCGAGATAAGCTCGTGACCCCGTAATGAGCCACGGGTAGTAAGGATCGTGCGACCGATGCCCCCCGGCGTTAGGGCCATTACCACCTGATAGATACACCGCTCCTGATGAATTGTTGACGTTGGTCCCCACCCCGCCAGGAGGTGCCAGCATATCGTGTGTCAGACCT